AGTGGTTATGTAGTTGCCATCTTGGTCGTAGATGTCACCCGTGTCAGGGTCTAACCAGTTGCCGTTTTGGTATTGCTGGTAGCTAGAAGGGGGCGTCCACGTAGATTCATCATCATTGCCACCATCGTCGTTACCACCATCATCATTGCCACCATCATCATTGCCACCATCATCATTGCCGCCGTCGTCGTTCCCGTCGTCGTTATCGCCCGGAGTATCGTCTGGAGGGGGAATTAGATCGTAATCAGGATCTTGGATTCTAGCCAAAAGCTCCGGCATTGATGTCGCAAGGTTCTGAAGGTTTGCTACCGCCTGAGCTTTCTGCTGTGGCGTCAAGTTTGGATCAGCGTAGATTGCACCGATAGAGGTCATTGTTTGACCCAGAATCATCGTTGCAGACTGCTGGTCAATGTTTTCTCTCTGGAACTGACGGTCAAGATCAGCCTGTATCGCCGACCATTCTTGCTGGTTTGTTTGTTGCCATTCGCTAAACGCCTGTGCCGAAGCTTGTGCCTCAGCGCTTGCATCGCGGTTGAGTTGTGCCTCAGCCGCCGCAAATGTGTTCTGTATGCTCTGGTATTCAGCCTGTGCATCGCGATCGAGCTGTGCCTGCTCTTCTTGGAATTCTTGCTGTTGCTCAAGAAGGCCTGTCTGCTGATCTCTGTCAGCCTGATTTTCTACAGACTGGAAGTCCTGCTGATTTTGCTGTAGCTCCAACCTTGAATCAATGTCGTTCTGTTGAATCTGAAGTTGTTGTATACGGTCAAGTTCTGCTTGAGTTCCTTGGAAATTGTTCTGGATACTTTGTATTTCTAGCTCAGCTTGGATTCTTTGGTCCTGAAGCTCTGCGGCAGACATTCGGTCTAGTGCGGATTCGCTAGATCGGAATTCCTGATCGCTTTCCTGTAGTGAGATGCGAGCATTGATATCATTGTTCTGGATCTCAAGCTGTTGGATTCGATCCAATTCAGCCTGAGTGCCTTGGAAGTTGTTTTGAATTTCCTGCATCTCTCGATCATTTGAGAGACGCGCATCCTGAAGCTCTGCGGCAGACATTCGGTCTAGCTCTGCCTGTGTTCCACGGAAGCCAAGCTCAGTCTCTAGAAGGCCGCGTTCTTGATCTCGGTCAAGGGCTCTCTCGCCAGATTGGAAGTCACGATCTGCTTGGTTTTCTCCTGATTGAAATTCTTGTCGCTCTCGCTCAATCTCAAGACGAGCATCAATATCATTCTGCTGTACCTCAAGCTGTTGCAAACGATCTAGCTGAGACTGCTCTCCAGTAAAGTTATTCTGGATGTCTTGCATCTCGCGCTCATTTGCAAGGCGAGCTTCTTGAAGCTCACTAGCAGATAAACGATCAAGCGCAGACTCAGAAGACTGGAAGTCACGGTCTGCCTGTCGCTCAGTTGATTGGAAAGTTTGCTCGTTTTCCTGCAACTCTAATCGAGCATCTATATCGTTTCGCTGAACTTCTAACTGCTGTAAACGGTCTAGTTCTGCCTGAGTGCCTTGGAAATTATTCTGAATATCTTGAATCTGTAGCTCAGTCTGAATTCTTTGATCTTGTAGTTCTGCGGCAGACATTCGGTCTAACGCGCTTTCACTAGACCGGAACTCTCGATCAAGAGAAGATTCGCTTGAAGTGAATTCTCTATCAAGCTGTCGTTGGGTTGCATCAAACTCTCTATCGGCCTGTCGCTCATCGCGATCAAACTGACGCTGTCCGCCTTCAAATTCCTGTGCGTCGTCCTGCAAGAATCTAGATTGTGTGCGATCTGCATCGGCCTGAGTAGCCTGATTTCGCGAATCAGCATTAAAGCGAGAGGTCTGATTAAACTCGCCTGCGTTAAATAAGCTTGCCTGATTACCGGCATCTGCACCGAATCGGCGAGACTCATTAAGTGCCTGAGCATCAATTCTGCGATTGTCATTCTGCTGGCCGACATTAAACATATTCGCTTCATTGGTCATCTGGGTATTTGCCAGATTAACCTGATTCTGCGCCTGCTGATTCTGCGCCGCAGTGTCTGCGAATGTTCTTGCGTCCTGAAGTGCAAACGGAGCCGCCGCGTCAATCAGCGCCGCCTGAGCCGCGCCTGCCGCCATACTGGAGTTAAGTAGTCCTCGCGATGCCGCTACCTGCAATCCCTGTGCCGCCGCACGGCGCATCAACGGAGAGTTTGATGCCAGTATATTTTCTAGCTGTTCTTGGGATAGCTCGTTCTGCTGTACTGCGCGGGTTACTGCGTTTGCCTGCTCTATTTCAGCTTGGCTTGCCTCGCCTACCTGAGCCGCGTTATAGCCTGTCGATCGGGCTCTTTCGGTTTGCGCTTGAGCAACTGGCGTAGAGCCCGGAGGAGTTGGAGTGCTTGCCTTCAACAACTGCATTGGCTGTTCCACTCGCATTGGCTGTTCCACTCGCATTGGCTGTTGTTGGAATTGCATTGGAGCTGGAGCGCCATCACTCATCCCAGAGGCCAATAGACCCTGATTCGGATCGGGCGCAGGAGGCTGTCTAGGATCGGTAAGCTTCCTTTGCTGTTCCATTTGAAAATTAAGCGCCATAGTTCTCTCCGTTAAACCAGCTCATAGATGGCAAAAAGCGTTAGGTATAAAAAAAGCGCCACTAGGGCGCTCTCTTGAAATGTGTTCATTGGTTAAAATTCGACCCATCCAGTCATAATATATTTGGTGTTGCTCAAGGGCGGATTGCCTCTGTGCGTATGCGTAAAGCCTGCCGGCCAAAGTAGAATATCTCCAGCCTTTGGCTTAAACCTTTTCCCGTAGTACAAGAACTCTGTCTCTCCGCCTTCCTCGACATCGTTTAGATAAAGAATGTAAGTCAGCACCCTATTCGATGACTGCCGATTCATATTCTCTGTATGCCAAATGTGGTAGCCCTCAGTGGGCTCCGTCTTCTGGACCTTGTGGTGCCAGATGTGGTGCTTGTCGAAGTCGTGGAGTATCTGCCACTTGCCCGAATATTCAGAGTAAACCTCACCCCAAAACACTTGGTTGAAATCAGCAACAATCTCCAGACCTTCTGCCTCTGTCTCCTTGAATGGGTAGTAGGCTACATCGTCTTTGTTTAGCTTGTATCCTTCTCCGTTGGCCTGTCTGTCTATGACGTTACCAACAGAGTTGGCTTTATCGAACTGCTCAATGACCTTTTTGCAGTAGTCATCAGAGAAGGCAGACTCTTTGTGTAAAATAAAATCAGGGGCTTGAATTTTCAATACGGGACTCCAATGATTCCGGTAAGGTATCAGGGAAGTCTACAGTGCTTGGCCAGTCTCTTAAAGCCTGTCTGTACTCTAATAAAATAGCGTGATTCGGGTAGTCTGGGAGCTTAGCAAACTCGTCTGTTTTGAACAGCTCTTCGTCTCTCCAAGCCCTTGCCTCAGCCTGAGAGATAGGTAGAAGGACAAATTCGTAGTAATCGAAATTTTCTTCTACAAAATCTGCACTGGCAATAATTGTATTAACAACATCGCCGTCAGCGTTTTTGATATTCCAATATCCTTTTTGCTGAATCATTTAATTAGCCCTCGTACACGATTAAAACAGCACCGCCACCACCAGCGCCTGATGTATGCCCGTTGTTATACGATGTTACACCGCCGCCGCCACCGCCGAGACCACCATCGCCGCCAGAATTTGTGTTTGATGCTGTACCGCCGCCTCCTCCGGCAAAGGCTCCACCACCGCCGCCAGCATTGCCTGAGCCTCCGCCAGCTCCGATAGTACCGCTTCCGCCAATTTTGTTAGCGCCTCCGCCAGCATCACCTGAATCGCCTAAAAGGGCCGTATGGTGGCTGTCTCGCTGGCTATTATTGTTGTAAGTGATGTTGGTGTTTACATACATACGCGAATGGGTAATACCGGGCGCGTTAGAGACAGTGTTTAAGTTGGAGTTGGTAGAGCTAACGCCTATAGAAAGAACGCCGCCTCCCGATGTCGTTGCGGTATTAGAGCTGTTGGCGCTAACGTTTTTTGATTTTCCTCCGATTCCAGCGCCTCCTGTGGACGCTCCCGCATTGCTATTGCACGTCGCATTGCCGCCCTGTGCGCCGATTCTGAAAAGACCAACAGCACCACCTCCTGCCGCCGCGCCTCTACTTCCACTAACATTGCGGGTTGCCGTGCCTCCGGCCCCACCTGAAAAGTTGCCATCGCCCCCAGTTGCGCCGCCGCCACTACCGCCATTACCGACTGCTGTTGCGCCGCCAGCAGATCCATTGCCGCCACCGCCGCCATTTGCGAGCAGAGAGACACTTAAATTATTTGAGTTGACCGTTGTGGTTCCGCCAGAGCCCCCGCTTGCTACTCCTGTAGCAGACGCGCCGCCAGCGCCGACAACTACTATGATCTGGTCGCTTGTTGTAACGTCAAGAGTCTTGACCGTACAGCCACCAGCGCCACCACCTCCAGCGGCCATAACATAAGGGGAGGCGGTATCAGCCGCCGCGCCGCCACCACCTCCTCCGCCAATACAATAAATCTTTACTGTGCCGTCTTTTGGGAAATAGTAAGTTCCAGAAGTTGTAATAGAGTATGCAGGGACCGAGCTGGAACCGCCGCCACCAAAAAATCCTGATAATGAGCTCATTAAATGATCCTCCAGCCCTGAGTTGCGTTGCCTGAGTAAACAAACTCAAGGCCTATATACGCTTTGTCGATTGTCATATTCTCTGCCAATCCCATAATGTTCTGTGAGTTTCTGCCGACAGTCGTGTCGGTGAAGTTGCCCACGCTAATGTAAACCCTGTCACCCGCAGTAGGTGAAGCGGGTAGTGTAATAGTTCTTCCCGAAGCTGTAACCGTACAGAACTCACCATCAGCAAGGGTTTTGTTCGTTGCTGTAGTTGTGGTTGTTGAGACAAGCCTGCTTGCGGTTGTTGCGCTCGTGGCGCTTGTAGCAGTTGCCGCATTCCCAGTGATGCTAATGTTTGTAGGAATTCTAGCTGTTGCAAAAGTGCCGGAAGTGATCTTGCTTGCCGCTAGGTTTGCGACCCTAGCCGCCGCTAACGTCCCTGATGTGATGTTAGAGGCGTTTGTTGTGTCTGTTGTTGCAGACGCCGCTTGGTTTGTAATGGTCCCAGCAGTTGTCGCACTTGTAGCGCTATCGACAGACACTCCGCTCTGATTGTTTAACCAACCAACAAAGCCTGTGTTGGTCATTGCTCTTAGAAAGTTATCAGAGGTTCCGTCGTCATTTCGGAAAATAATTCGGGCAGTTGTCGCAGGAGTACTTTGATCCGGATAGGTAGAGCGAACCAGCCTGCAAAAAATATCAGCCGCTGAATTTCGCGCAACAATCGTAGAGGCGGTATCTGAGGAGGAAGAATTAAGACCATCGAGAAGATCGGCGTCTAACCCCGAGCCGGAGCCGTCGTTACCTGAGTGCCAGATTGTTGATGCGGCAGAAGCGGCGCAATCGGTAAGATCTAGTGCCGCGCCTCGGTTAGTGCCCCCGCTCTCAAAGAAGCGCACACTGTTTGTCTGTAAGTCAAACGTAAGGTCTCCGCTGAGGTTTGTAGTTGGAGGTGCAGTAAGACGAATCTCTCCTCCCTCTCCCCCGCTTACAGACGTGCCACCAATGGTTGCTATACCATCTATACTTGTCGAGCCTGTGATATTGATTCCGCCACTAGACTCCTGAATACGAACATCATTGTCTTCGGCAGTTGAGTTCTTGAAGTCAATGTAAGCACCAGCACCCGAGCGAGTAAGCTCAATCGCACCATCTGCTGAAAGCTGAACCTGATTGCTACCAGAGTTCATTGTCACTGCGCCAGCAGTGGTTAGTGTTCCGGGAAGACTTGACGCTCCATTGCTGTCGTTGATCGTTGCTGTCTTCCGGCCAGCCCAACCACTTGCCCAGTTATCTGGCGAGGAAACAATCTCTATGCCATTTTCTGCGTTAAGATAAACCTTCTCGCCAGTCTGGCCTGTTGCTTGGCCACTAGAATCGCCGCCGTTAAGAACGAGCTGTGTACCGTTGTTCGTTCTTACTTCTGCCGTAGTAACAAGAGGAGCTGAGTAGGCGCCCGTTGTAGTGTAAGTGCCAGTACCTGATCCCTTGTTAAGCAGGTTTGCAAACGAGTGGCCGTGGCTATCGTTGGTAACAGAAATCGAATTGTAAGTTCCGCTTACATCCCCGCCAAACGTGGTGGATGTTGTAAGTGATCCCGTGATCGCACCGTAGCGACCGTCAAGGTTTACAACAACCGTTCCGCCATCGACCTGATTCAAGGTCAAGTTGCCGCTGTTTATGTCAAAAGCGACAGTTGTGATCTTGTCGTTATAGGCTGTGTTCCAGTTGCCTACTGCGGTATCAGTGATTGTATTGACGCCCATAAGAATGGTGTTGCCATTAGCGTCAAGCTGACCACCAAGCTGAGGCGTGGTGTCGCTTACTACTTCAGTGATTCCGGCAGATGATCCATCAATCGTAAAGTTGTTGCCCGTTCGGGTGACTGCAATCCCGCCACTACCAGAGAAGTCAATTGTCTCCCCAGCAGAAATGTTCTCCGCCGTACCTGCGCTTGCCGAGACGTTAAAGTTCGTGGTGTTAGTGTCGGTAGAGTTAATTGTTACTGTGTTACCCGAGTTTGTTACCGATGCACCCCCTGAGCCCACAAAGGTAACAGTTTCGTTTTTGCCAATAGCCTCTGTACTGCTTCCGCCGTTTAATTGCCAGCCCTGATAGTTATCAAAGACAGTGCTGTTAAATGCGTTAGAGCCCAACGTCTTCTTCTCAACAAGACCTGCCGCCGTAATCATTAAAACAGGGTCTGTTGTTGAGGTTGTCGTGCCGATGTTAGTAAAGTTTACCGAAGCGTTTGTTGCGGTAAGTGCGCCAACCGATATGGCGTTAGTGGTTGTATTGCCGTTATTCGTTACTTCATCGAGAGTAAGCAGGTTTGGAGGAACATAAGCAGAATCCCAAGAGGTTCCGTTATAAACCTTCATAGTCCCGTTGTTAGTGTCGAAGTAAAGGGCTCCCGTTAGAAGGGCATTGCCGTCATTGTCTAATGCAGGATCAGATGCCTTTGGCCCAAGGTAACGATCATCGAATGAATCGTATGCCGCAACAGCGTTTGTCTCTGCCGTTTGTGCGGCGTTGGCACTGCTAAGAGCCTCACTTGCCTTTGTTGTAGCAATGCCGGCCTGAGTTGTAGCAATGCCTGCCTGAGTGGTTGCTGTGCCCGCATCTGTAGATGCTGAGTTTTCCGAGGCCAGCGCATTACTTGCTGATGTTGCCGCCTCGTTTGCTTTTGTGGTGGCCGTTCCTGCTGATGAAGACGCATTGTTAGCAGAGCTAAGGGCATTAGCCTCTGATGTCTGAGCGGCAAGCTTTGCCGCCTCTGCGTCGTCTGCGTGTCCCTCTGCAATCACGACCTGAGAGGTCATAGCCGTCTCAACCCAGTTCTTGGTTGTCGCGTGATCTGCGTTGACTGGGGTGCCTACAGGTACTGCGGCAGAGAATCCCTGCTCTCCCACCTTTGGCGTTGGAAGCCTATCAAAGCCTGATACCGTATTATCGTAACGGTCATTAACGTCAGCCGATCGAGCGAGATCTCCAGAGCCAAGCGGAGTTAGATCGGGTACATATTGGTTTGTCATCTAGCGAGTCTCCTTGGAGAAAAATGCACCGTAACGCCATATAGCGTGTGAACAGAGTCTGTGGCGGACGTTGAACTCATAAGAATTGCAAGGTTCTTACCTACTAAACTCAAGCGGACCCTAGCGTCGTGGTGATACACAGAGTCCCAGTAAAACTGATCCCATACCGCGAAATCCCATAGCGCACCATTAGTCTGCCCTAGAGAGCCTGTGGAGCCTCTAGAGTAAAGACCTTTGCCGTAGTCGGTGGTGCCGCTTACCGCCAGATTCGTTGAGTCCCCGTCTACCGACAGGTCTGGCTGTATCATGCGGAATCGCTTGTATTGCGATGGAGATCCGTGATGGTGAAAGCTAGTTACAAGGTAGGCGTAAATTTCCTGCCCAGCAAAGTTTGTGCCCACCTCTAGCTGGTAGACATTGCCATCATCAGATCCAAAAAAAGATACAGGGGCGTTGTTCGGGAATAGCCCTTCACAAGCGCACTCAACAGAGTGCTCGTAGGCCACTCGCATAGCGCCAATCAGTTCGGTGCCTGCAAAGGTAAAGTACAGCCCCTGACGGCCATTATACAGTCGATATTGACTAGACGCACGACTAATTACTGCCAAAGACCCCAGCGGGAAGTTGCTCATATACGAGGCAATCTTCTGGCTCAAAAGGGCATACGAAAAATTACCGTATGCTTGAGTCGCAGTCAGGCTCATTACACCTTGCTGATCGAGGCCGATAATCTGGCCGCCAATATTCGCCATTGTCTTTGGATAGGGACCGATCTCTGTCATCGTGTCCAATCGGAAGTTGGCGCTGGTGTCCCCTGAGAGGAGCTGTGTCTTGTTCTCAGAGCCGACAATCAAAGCACTGGGCGCCGCCATAAGGTCGGTAATTGTGTCCCCTACGGCAACCTCAAAGGCGTTTTGAACGGGGTCATATCCCGATGGATTCCCCGGCTCACTTGCTACCAGACTAGACTCTACGCCCAGAAATAGCTGGGTTCGATATCCGGCAACGCACGAAGGGTCATCAGTGCCTACGCCGGTCGTTATCTGGGTAAGCGTAGTCCCATCAAAACGCACTGCCTTATCAACCCCATTAACGATATACATCTCTTCCTGAGCGTCTTGCCCAAAGAAGTTGTAGTTGACGGCCCGGTAGTTTCCTCCAACTGACCACGTAAAGGTGTTATCAACCTCTGACCAGCCGGAGGTGGTGGCCTTGTATAGTCTAGCGGCGGAACCATCCTCGCGAATTGCGTAAAGCTCGTTCTTGTAAACGTGTACAAGAAGGACAGAGCCCGTACCGGGTACTGACTGAGAAGCAGTAGCCTGCCCATCATATAAATCATAACCGTAAATCCGACGATAACCGCCACCAATAAGGCACTCGTAATTAGTAGCATCAAGGACTTCACCCGGCTGAGTAGCAAGCGGTGGAGCTTCAATGTTCCATCCTCCAATTAACGGGAAGTAGCTTGGTGTAATCATACAAGGCAGTCCGGCGCTTCAATCTTGGGTAGCTGATCTCGCTCCAAAGCGGCAAGCATCATCTCGTAGTTAATCAACGCCTTCTTCTCTAGCTCTAGAGCATCATCAAACAAGGCATAATCACGCAGGGCTGAGTAAACGATCAGCATATGGTATTGATCGGGCATTCCCGGTGCGTCGAAGTTTTCAATCATCGAGACCGGAACGCTGTAATACTCGTAAGTAACCGTCTTGTTAGAATCCGGCTTAGCATTAAACGCAAGCTGACCGTCTGGCCTGATTGCCCAAGCTGTTGGCTCCCCGGCTTCAACTGTACGGTAGGCATTAGCAAACTCGTCATAAGTCAGCTTCTGCAAAAAATGTTCACCTAATGACACTCGCTCAATATCCTCCACGGTAGAAGGAAGCGAAACTAAATAGGTGTTTGCGGTGAGCGTGGAGGAGCCAGTAGCCCACATCCACGCCCAGTCTTTCCGCATAGACTGGATCTTTAACCAGCCGTCGTTAGTCCAATCCACAATACGCCGCATATCGCCAGTCTGTCCGACTGTTGATGACGGGCCGGTATCTGCAATACCTGTTTCTCTGACAAGACGCTGACAAAGCTCCAAAAAAGTCATAGTTATTTCTCAATTCTGAATGGGTATGTTGGAACTATTCGCGAGCTTCCATCTTGATTCATAATGACTTGCTTCGCGTTAGTAAGAACTTCTACAACCGGCGGAGGAACGGGTACAGGCTCACCCCTTCGGATGTAATAGCTTTTCCCATTAACACCAACAAAAACAGGGGCTTGATCCTTTTCGTCTTGATCTATGACGACAGTTATCCAGTCCTTCTTACGGCCCGGGTCTTCTTCCTTTTTTACTTTCTGATTTGATGGTGGCTCAATTTCAACAGCGGCTTTAATACGGGTCCGCAAAGTTTCTGCGCTGGGGTTGCCTTTGATGACAATTCCCAATATGCGAGCCTGTTCTTTGAGCTGATCTAACGATAGGTTGTAAAGGTTTACTTCTGACATAAAAGTCTCCTGCGGCCATTAGGCGGCATAGTTTAAAAATAAGGGGGCCGAAGCCCCCTTTGTTTGGTTTTGCTTAGACTTCCTTAGCGGCTACTTCTAAGCGGCACATCCAAGCTTGGTTAGCGATGAATGACTTGTGGTAAGTCTTCCAGCCAACAATGCCTTTCTGGCCCAGAGGATCAGACTTGTCTACCTGACCGGGGTTGATGATGGTGGGTGAAATAGCTTCCGCACCCTTCAGAGCAACGTGGCCATAAGCGTCTTTGCCGACGTAAACGACTGGGTATACATCAGCGTTAGTGCCAGATGTAGAAACAACGCCGTTTGTTGAGGCCGTACCGCCAGCGTCTTCGATAGAAGAAAGAACAGGAGTGAGGATGTAGCGTACATCTTCAACCTTGCCGATCTCATAAGGAAGAGCCTTCATTGATCCGTACTTTTCAGTAGGAACAAATCCAGTCAAGTCGCGGATGTCTGATTCCAAGTCAGTGTGTGCAAACGCAATGAACGCCGCGTCAACAGCTTCAGTGCCGTACTTGACAGAAGACGACAGCATAGAAGTTACCTTCTTAGCGCGTTGTGCCTTGAGCTGACGAGTAACAGCTCGCTGACGAGCAAGCGTAATTACGTTATCAACGTCAGTACGAGCAGTGTCGGTAGACTCCGCATAGAACACGTTAGTGCCGCCTTGGAGAACACCCCACATCAAAGTCTCGATGGTTTCTGCGGCTTGCTCACCACACATCATCGCTGAATCCTTGAGTACAGGATCTTCGGCCAAGTCATGAACAACGTCAGTGATTTCAACGATATCACCATACTGGCTCAGAGTGACTGTTACGTCTTCGTAGTTCATCTGAGTTGCAGTTGGCGTGGCGCCTTCTGTCAGTGGAGTTGTTGCTACCGCGAAAGGAATAGGTCGTCGGAACTTAACAACCTGCGCCTTGTTCTTGGGCATTGGCTTTGTCATACCAAACTTTGAAAGACAAAGGATGGGCTCTGCGTGAGCGAGCATTTCTTTTGCCGCATACGCTTGGGTCCGCTGTGAAACGGAGGTATAAGTTGTCGTTGCCATTGTAAAAGTCTCCTATTGAGTGTCTGATTGGCAAATTAAGGTATCAATCGACCGATCACCTACCCGATGAGGAAACCGTCGCTAGTGCGGCTTTCGCGGCGTTGCTAGGTAACGTCATTGTTTGGGTGTTAGTCATAAACTCAGACCCCCTACTTAGAGGCGAAGAAATCAAATGCGGCTTCGAAGTCATCTTCTGGCGGCATATTAGATCGTGACCTTCCTCCTCTTTGAGGAACGGTCTGAGCTTGTCGAAGTTGCTTCTCTCGTCGCGACTTCAATTCGTTAGATGCCTGTTGACCGGGCATCAAATCATTTTTGTAGGTCCGTAGCAGATAGGCCGCATCCCCAGCCTGCTGGCTAGTCATCATGCTCCTAATGTTTTCTGGCTGATATTGGACCCACGATTTAAAGCTTTCAGATTGCGCTATCTCGCGGTAATCTGGATGCTCCATCTCTAAAATCCTGAACTGATCCTGCACATAGCTTTCTTGCGCTTGAGCTTGTATGGGCTGAAGTTCACGCCTAATGCTTTCGATTTCAGCCTGATGCCGAGCTTGTAGCTGGGAAAATTGAGACTGAACACCTTGAGCGATGTCGGGGTAATCTTCTTGTAGCGCCTTCCACTCAGATGGCGTCATGCTATCTGTGCCGGATCTTTCTACTTGTTTTTTAAGTTTCTGAATCTCTTGTTCGTATTCAGATACTTTCCTCTGATAGGCGTTTTGCCTGCCTAGATCAGAGTTGTACTTGTGTTGCCAGAGCTGAGCTTGATTCTCTGCCTCCCGCAACCTCTCTTCCAAAGAAAACTCGGGTTGAGGATCTTCCTCTACTTGTCCTTCCTCTACTTGCCCTTCGTCTTCTTCTTCTTCTTGCCCTTCCCGTAACTGTACATCTTCCTCTACCTCCTCGGTTTCAGATTCAAATTCAAGTTCTGGTTGGTTTTCTGCGGCTTTACCTTCCGCAAGTTCATCGAATGCGTCCTCGAAGGACTGCTCTTCAGTTTCATTGGTCATGCCATACTCCAGCGGCCCAAAGGCGGCTATTGGTCAGTGTTGTCTTCAAGAAGCGCGAGCGCCTCCAGCCTTTCCAGAATGACTAACGCTCCGCGCTGTCTCTCCGAATCTCTGTCAGCAATAAGCATCTGAACTGCATCCTGACGCTCTTGCTCAACAAACTTGAGCACCGACTTCCAAGTCAGTGAGTTAATGTCTATCGCCATTAGTAGCTATCAAACCCCTTCTCTAGGTTCTGCGCCCTAAGCTGTGCTGTGGTCAGCTTGATGTTCGTGTCAGCGGCGGCTTTATCCCGGTTCGTGCGATTCTTCTCAGAGTCAATTGCCATACGCGCCTGTAGCTGTCGCTCAGTCATTTCCGCCTTGGCCGCAATCTCAGCAACCTTAATGCGCTCTTCCTGAGCCATTTCAGCCTGCTTCATCTGCTGATCCATCTGAATTTCCATCTCTTTGAGCTGGAACTGGTTGGCTTTAATCTGGGCGTCTACCTGCAACTTTTGTTGCTCAAGCTGGAACTCCGCTTGCTTCATTTGCATTTCAAACTGCGCGGCCTCCATCTCTGGGTTAGGAGCCTCAGCCATTGCCATCTCTTGCTCTTCCATCTCGGTTATTTCCGACTGCGGCTTAGTGATAAGCTCGTATGGAACCTCAAGCGACTTGGCAATCTCTTGATCCAACCCTGCCCAGTCTCGACGCTTAAACAGCTCTGGGTTTTGAGCGGAGATATTTGCGTAGATCATTAAGTTTTCTTGTTGCTTCTCACGCACTAACAGCGCCGAAGATCCACGGGCCTCGATAGAGAAATCGCCTTTGATCGCAGGGTTTTCGCTGAACTGCATATTCCAGTCATAAAAGCGGCTAATCAGAGGGCGCGTTACATCGTCGTCCCAGTTTTTAACGGCCTTACGCAGGACAATGTTTGAGCTATTCATTAGCATCGCCATACCCGACGATGTTTTTGTGACGTGCGGCGCCATCTCACCCTGAGCAATCAGAGGCAAGTTAGTCTCTTCATCAGCAAGCTGTCGCGCCATTGAAAAAATATTCGCAAGGTCAACCTGATGACTTGGCGTTGAGAAAGAAGCAAACGCCTCGCCTACCGATCGCGTCTTATCGCGCAGATACCAAACCTTTTTAGGCGTCATCTCCCAGCTACCGTCAGCCGGAGAGAGAAGCTCTTTGTTGACAACAAGCTGATCTGCAACCGCAAGACCCGCGTTGTCCATCATCATTCGCCAAGAGGCGTTAATAACTCGCTGTGGGTTCCGCATGAGATAGGGAACGCCAAAACCAAAAATCGAGGACTCGTCTTTTTCCCAGTTAAAGACAGCAAAGGGACGGTCATTAGTCTCCATTGGGTTGACGGCGACCTTGATAACTTTCTCACCGGAAAAGAAAACAACCGCATCTACCTCATCATCCAACTCATCAACGTCGGTCTCATCTATTCCGCCCTCTTGCATATAGAGTGCGTCGATAAGCTCCGATTTTGAAATCGGTCCGTGATACTCCCAGATCTCGTACTTATTGCCCTCACCTACAGTGTTAATCCCCGTGATGTTGCGGATGTCGTCAATAAAGTCTTTCGCAATATGCGTGGACTTAGCAGAGCCCTTTACTAACTCCCTCACCTGACTAACCAAAACGCCGGGCAACTTCGCCATTTCGCGAAGCTGTTTCTTTGACATTCGGCGGCGCTCGAAAACAAACTCCGCCTCGTCGATTACGCGAGCAGACATATCCGGGAAAAAGTCCCAAGGGTCAATACGCTCTACTGTAGGCTCTAACGCCTCAACTACCTGAAGCATACTCATACCGTCAGGCATAATGTCCCAGCGCTTCTTGGTTCTCCCAATAATGATCGGACCCTTGATAACAGATGTGCCTAGCTGGCAGGCGTCGTGGATAACATCACGGGCCTTAATCTGGTATCGAGATTCGATAAGCTGGTCGTCAATCTCTTCCTGCATTAGCTCGGCAGACTTTTTGGCAAGAGCCACCTGCTCACGCGCATACACCGCAGGATCATCTGGGCTTTGAGGGTTTCTTTCCGCTAATGCGTCAAGCTCAGGAACGGGTGTTGGCTGGATTGCAAAGTTGCGATCATCCGTTGGAAAAAGCATATCTTGAAGACGCGCTTCTGCCGCATTTGTCTTATTTCGCGTAATGTTGACAAAAACCTCTGAGCCTTTAGCTCTAGCCAGTCGTGAGGCCTCGTCAGCAGAGTATTCCCCGTGATACTGGCGGAGATCTTCTAGCCAGCGTTGCTCAATCTGGCTTCGCTTTGCCACCTGCTCGTGGCACAGCTTGCTTAGGCGAGATGCAAAAACGTGAAGGCGCTCCGCAATTTCTAGCTCAAGCTCTTCTGGTGTTTCCGCTTTGTAGCCCATATCGTCTTGCATATGACTTCCCTTTAGTAACCAGCCACCTTGTCAACAATTGACAATGATGTCGGCATATCAAACTCATCTTTGATTAGTGGCTCAGCAAACGTAAGTGCCAACGCATCGGCGCAATCCGTAGATCGCATCCCACGCTTCTTAATATCGTCCTTACTTTCTAGCTTTCGTCTTTGGTTCGAGTCGTACTTGTACTGCGGTGCGACAAGATCCGTATGTAGGTCGTCCCGGTCTGGGATCATTACTGGCATATCACCGTCTAGCCAGTCTCTGAGCTCCCACCACATCTCGGCTCGACGATTGACAAACTTCTTTGGGTCAAGAGCCGCGCTCCCGAAGTTGATTCCAACAACCACATTCCCGTGGCCAAGTTCTTCGAGGCGGTCAACAACGCCAGCACCCAGACCACCAACGTCAATGGCAACCTGATCCGGTTGCTCGTCTTTGATGATGCTGTGGACAATGCCAGCGACTTCCATAGTTGACAGTTTTTCGTAGACCTCTAGGTCATACACTGCCCGGCCTTTGCGGCGAACTATTGCTGTCCTATCGTCACCAAATCTTGCGGGGTCCACACCAATAATTAGTGGGCCTATCGCTAATACCTTGCCCCTTCTAGCCTGCATTACTAGCTCAGGCCTAATCAGGCTATGACCGCCAGAGACTTGGAACGCCTCTTGAGCCGTCATTGGGTACTCTTGCCTAAATGCCACAAGCCCGTCAGTGCCATCGGCAGAAAGCTCTGCAATCTTTGCTCTGCGAAACGCCAACTGCTCATCGTCAAGGCTATAAAGCTCTACTAACTTCTCCTCTTCAGGAGTACGCTTCAGCCCAAGACCAAACTTCCGATACTCTTCCTGCCAGTACCAAGGCACGAATATCGCTTGGAAGCCACCTTCCCCCGCCTCAGCCTTCAGCCATTGCTGGTAAAAATAATTACCAATTCCGTTAGCAGTGGACTCCAGAATGATCTCTGTGTCCTCTTCATCGGGCACAGCCTGCAAAATGCCTTTTGCGTGTTCTGCCGCATTAGGCCAGTAGGCAACTTCAGATCCGTGAAAATACTGGATCGTTGATCCTCGCCCTACCGACTTGTTTCCCGCCGTCCCTACTTTGTAGCCAGAGTCCAGCTCATCAAAGGCCAGCTCTTTTGCGTTAGATGCGCCAGTAGAAGGCTTTACAAACAGAGGCGCTTCTTTGTGGTAGCGCTCCACCATCTCAAAGAGCGATGATGTTGAGTCAGCCTCGTGCGTTAAAATAAACGCCCTGACGCCAACTCTATGCGTTACCTTCCAGTAGTACCGAGCCTCTGTGTAGGTCGATACACCTTGCTGTCTGCCTTTAAGGACAATCGCCCTTACCCTTCCGGTTTTTTCTTTCTGTTCCTGTATACAGGCGTGTATATACTTTTGCGCCTTGTTCATCTCAAACGTCTTTACCTCACCAGACTTAGATCTGATGTAAAGACAGTTTCTAGCGTAAAAGTCGAAGTCTTCCTTTAACCGCAGTCGGGTTATTTCAAGCTCTTTAGCCATTCTTCGTGCGACAATTCCGTAACTGCCGCCTTGACTTCGGTAGTAGAGAGACGGGAATGAATATAGGGCGCGGCGGCTTTAGCGGCCTCAATCCTGTCTTTCTTCTCTTCGTTTGGGTTTTGATAAATAGACGCTAAATACTCAAGAGGCGAAAGCTTACCGTCAGCGGTAACCTTCGCAATCTGCGATGCAGACGCCTTGTTAGAACTACCCTTCGGGCGTCCACGCCTTTTTGGTGGTACGTTCTTTTTTTCTTCAGTCATCAGAATAGTTTTAGCTGGTTATCCAGAACGAGGTCTGTCTTCCTGCTGATCCTTTCAATATCGTCTGGTAGCGCTTCTGTGTTAGTAATGATCGCCTCAAGCATCTGCTTAACCTGAACATCGTCATAGTTAGACAGCTTGCCGACTAGCGACTTAACCGCAGTAAGCTCCGACTTGGTTGCAATAGCTGATAAGTCCGGCGGAGGGATTCTCGTAATCTCATCGCGAACCTCAATGATCGAATCAGTAATTGACTCAATCTCTGTCTGTAACGTCTCAACCTGCGCTCTGATTGACGCAATATCCTGCGTATTGTCCGGTATAGACAGACCGGCAATCCTATCTAGTATCTCTGAGCTCTCAGGAGCCCGTGAGGCGCCGATAGCCTCCAATATGGGGTCTAGGTCTATGCTTGGTATATCGTCTCTCTGAGCGCCATTTACGGCGTTGTAGAGATTGTCGAGTTTGTTGCTCAATGCGCGTATGGCGTCTGAGTAATCCTTCTGCTTGATCGCCTTCTTGAGATGTCGTGGCGCCGCATCCCAAATAGTCGATGGAGCAGGGAACGCAGGTATCGAAGCCTGCACAGTGCGCTTGATGTCCTTCTCCGACAATGATCCGGCAATATCTGCCGCAACGCGACCATCATCACCAAACGTAAATCGACCGGCAACTTCATCCGCAATTTCTGTGGAGTCTACGTCTACAGTCCCAATCTCAGCCGCCGTGGCCGAAGCAATGCCCGCCGTTGTCATCGAAGGCTCTGCAAACTGAGTAGCAACCGCCGCCGCTAACTGGTTGTAATCAATGGTGACGTTACTCTTAATGCCAAGGGCAGATACCGTCGCAGGGTATACCGGCGATCCATCCGTAAAGAAATACGGCGTAGCGTAATCATCTGAATACAAGATCCCCGTTACCGCAACAATGCGAGGGTCGTATATCAGCTTCCAGTTGTTAATTAAAAAGTAAGTGTCGCCAGTCTGACCCCCGGGAATCGGATCAAGGCCAGTAAATCGCATTGCAAAGTAATAACGCTCGTTATCACCTCGCTCAACCCACCTAACCCAAGCCGAGTAAACGTCATCGCGTATGTCTAACTGTGTGACACCATCGTTGACGTGTATCTCTCTGGTTGCGCCGTTGAAGTTGACCTTTTCATCGGCCAGCCATTCTTCACCGTGGCTGACCCAGAGAGACAGCGCCATTTACTGGACAATCTCTTTCCAGCCCACATTTATCATAAGCTTCACGTCGCTCGTAAATGCTGTGCGGGTCTTGGCAAAAAAGCTCCAAACAACGCGAGATCCACGGAAGCCCTTTAGCGTTGCTGTGCCTGTAAATGCGCCAAACGCACTGGAATCAACAGCAGTGGCAAGGTCAATGCTCCCATCTGGGTTTAATCCGGTGTAAAGCTCCGCCGTCGTTGTGCTTGTTGGCTTGATGTAATACGTGCCGTTGTAACTAGCGTTAGTAGAACCAAAGATTTCCACCTTGCCAGCGTATGCACTTGTGTTAAACGGGAACGTAACAGACTGTGGTTCGCGCAGGTTAAGCAAGCCTGATACCGTAATTTCCGCTGTTGCCGCCGCTGTAATTCCGGTGATTGTGTTTTCTTTTGTGCCGCCATCGTCAGAGAAGTTCTTAACAGCACCGGCTTGGAAGTTGTTATAAGTGTCAGTTAGCTCAGCGCTGTATTTGCCCTTAAACATATCCTGAAGTACGACCTTGCCCGACTCGTAGCTAGTTCCAGCCGTTGACACTTCAAGCGTCGTTGTAGGAATCAGCGAAAAGTCGTGCCCCGAATGAACGCTATTAATTTCTGCTTTAAGGTCAATGATTGCATCGGGATAGCCCGATACATTGTCAAACGCATAGGCCGAAATACTTGTAGGCGTATAAAGCGTATGGTTTACATCGCCGTTGGGTAGAAGCTCTTCTGGGCTTAGGCTGAATAGGTATTGCCAGTCATCGCTAATGTTTGCCGTAATAGTTTCGTGAGCGCTGGCGTATGTTGCTGGCTGACCAAATGTTCGAAGGTCAATGTTATTTTCAGTCCAGACAGAAGCCGACCACGTTTCTAAGAACAGCGTAGAGTTAGTTGCCGCAGTAGACTTGACTGACCAACAAACACTTAACGATGCCGTCTGGCTCATAGCGTATTGATAGTTGTTGCCGTGATAGTACGAATGGCAGACAACGCGCTGACCATCTACATAAGTACCAAAGCGCAATCGACCTGATCCGTGCCACTGAATATCAATCCACCAGATGTTAGAGTTTTCTAAATCAATGACCGCCTGACTGTCGCCTGTACCGTCTAGCTTGTCACCGTTCCAGTCGGAGCGAGGAATCTTGAGATCCTTCACGGGTGCCTCTGGAATGCTAGAGCGGATTACCACGCTAAAGCCGGTGTCATCTGTAGCGTCTACGCCACCAGTGCCTACTTGAAAGAAAAAGCCGTTGTTGGCGTCAAACATACCCCACCTTCTAGTAGAGCCTGTAGCCGCCGGACTGTTAAGGCGACAAGTTGCCGCATACAAGTGCGAGCTTCCTGCAACGTAGTGGTGATACGTGTTTGTTGCGTTGGACGCAAAGCCATCTGCCGCAACAAACTCAGAATCAAGATGGTTAATACCAATTGAAACAGATTTTCGGGTGTCGCTATAGGTAACGTATCCGCCTGACAACTGACTTGCCGAAAAGTTATTTGTTAGCACGTTTTCTTGACTAAATACATACTGGCCCAAAGGTGTAGCGCCAGACGTTCGCAACTTGCCCCACGCATCCAGCTGAGGTAGGCCTTCAGCAAACCGCACGTTAGCTGAGCCGGTAATGTCTACATCCATACCGTACTCAGGGTTGTCATAACCCATAATGTTGTTTGCGGTGATATAAACGTCGTAAGCATCAACAACAGCACCAGCAACTGTTGTTCCGTCTGGATCAATGATGTCCTGACCAGCAATGGGAACTACTTCGTCGTACTTGTCCTGCTTTGAGTAATGAACACTCAAGTGCCCAGTTACGCCATCGCCTTGAACGCCGTGAACGTGGACCATCATTGTAGGGCCGCCGTTACCGCTAATGGTGTACATTTTGCCTATCTTCCAGTTTGCAGAACCATATCCGCCTGAAAACTGCACCTCGGCAGTATGCACCATATGTATTCGGTCGCCGGTGGCCCGAGGTGGAACCTGCGTAAACCGCTTATCGTTTGCCGCCATATTAAATAGCCCTTAGTTTTTAGGGGGTGTAAGCGCGATCTTGCTCAGCCGTCAGCGTCACGACGTTAGACTTACTGCGCTCAATCTGACCTGTTGCAACCACAGGCTTCGCTACGCCCTTGTTACCCGCAACGACCGTAATGCCTATCTGACCAGTAGCCGCAGACGTGTCCGTTCTGCCGCCCTGAGAGTTGTTGTCGTAATCAACATTGAACGAAAGACTGGCCGCATTAATAGTCCCAGCAATGTCTGCCGGTGTTGATGCGTTGTCATCAAGAATAATAGCTGTTGACGTACCGTAGTCATCACCACCTGTAATTGAGTCGGTAATGTAGCAAACAAAGTAGCCAGCGCCTCCTGATTGCAAGAAGCTGTTGAAGTTGAGCGTCAAAGTAGCCGCGAAGTCGTAAGCTCTTGGCGTACCGCCCTCATCGGTAAACTCAACTCGGTTTACGTCAGCCGCCGCAAGGTTTGTAATAAATACGCTGTCAGAGCAAACCAAGGTGTCACCAACAAAGCGCATTAGTGAGTCGGCAGTCTGGCCCGTTACTGTTCCCTGCGAGTTAGTAGCCGCAGAGTTGATGTCGCTGTTTTGGCGAAGCAAATACTGTACCTTGGTGTAAATCTGCTCAAGCGTCTTACCGTCGCCATCTACAATGATTCGGAAATCAAAATCGTCTGTTGGCGAGTTGATATCAATCGCTTGGGAAACGGTGTAGTAGCTAACGTCAATGTTTGCATAGGTAGCCGCTTCTGATCCCGTGATCTCCGCGTCTGTGTTCGCAATCTTTAGGTCGTCTGCGTTTGAAAGCAGGACGTTGACCGTAAAGGCTCCCGTACCAGTCTGACCAGTATCCGCAAGAACCGAATCACTGTATAGCTTTCCCGGCTCTCGACAAAACGCTTTGAAGAATGTCTGATTGTTAAACGTGGTTGTATTTGCATCAACAGTTGCGTCACCAAAAACCTGAACCGCTTGGTTAGCTTCGTCTTGATATACAAAATTGACTTGGCCGCCATCAGCATCAACCGTCTGATAGTAAAGCTGAGCTCCTGCGCTTACCTCGCCCAGTGACACGATACCTACATATCGACGAGCCAGATCGCCTGTTGAGCTGGTGCCAGCAACATCTGGCGTTCCGCCTGCCTGATATTCGTTAAAGCCGCCGTCTCTTAGCGCGTTACGGGTGGCATCGTTGGCCGGACCCCAATCACTGTAACGCGAACCGTCAAAACCGAATTCGAACTGTCCCGACTTTGCGTCAATCGCATACATCGGGAAAGGGAACTGGTTGTACGTTGATGTCTCCCAAAGCTTAATAAACTTTGAGTAAAGCGCCTGTAGCGTGACGCCCTCTTTGAGCGACGTAAGCGACCCAAAAACATCTAGCTCAAATGTGCGAGCAGTTGTGTCAATCCAGATGTTTCCATCAACGCCAAGATTGCCTGCCGATGAGCTGACAACTAAATCGTCACCATCAATAATTTTTGCCATTTCCTATTCCCCTTTAAGGCACGTAATTGCGGTCAACAGACTGAGATACCTGAATGGAACCTCCGTCTGGACCTAACTCAAAATTGTTTACATAAAACGGAACATAACCTTCCGCATATACCGCTATGTCAACAAACGTCCCAGCACTAAATGTGTAGCTGTAAGTTGTTGATGTTCCTGCAATATCTTGATCGTCTTGCAGTTTCGTTGTGGTTCCTGCGGACTTGATAACAATATCTGAGCCGGCAATCACGTTAGAGATCGTAAGAGTCTTCTGGCCGACAGTAAGGTTTACCGTTGCGCCAGCAGTCCTATAACTAAGCGCTGAGTCGGCAGTGATGTTTACCGTCCCAGATCCAATATTGACAAAAAGAGCTTCGTTGCCCGTAGAGCCGTTAGAAGCCGCATAGCCTGTAAACGTCAGTCCATCAAGGGTGTGCGATGTGCCGCCCGTAATCTCCAGACCGTGACCTGTACCAGAGCTAATAAACTGCGTGTTCGATAGCGACGTTACGGAGCTACCTGCGTTTAGGGCTGTTGCCGCTGTGCTGTTGCTAAATATGCAACCCATCATTGTGGCGCCACCTAGCGTCACCTGATTGCATCGAGCAAACGTCGTGTCGTCGATCGTGCTATTCGATTGAAATATGAACGTATCCATATCCCGAAACGCGCAGGAATCAAAATTGATATCTGCGTTATCGACCGCCTCAAAATAGCCTCGGCTTACAGTGCCCAGCGCATTGATTGATATGCCGGTCCAGTCCACGCGACTCGCGGCATTCTGAACCTCAACGCCGTTAAACGTACTCCCGACATAATCCGTTGCCGCTACGAAGCAAGCCTTGTTGCTGTCTCTGAAGTCAATGCTGTTCCCGCCGGTAGATCCAAGCTGTAACAAGCCCTGAAACGTATAGACGCCGTTACCAAAGCGTAACAGGCCCCACTGTCGGGTTGTGTCATTGTCAAAGGTCGCCGCTCCCGAGAAAGTCGAGTAGCCGTTAGCCAGATCGCCATCAGTAATAATTAAAGACCGACCGTGGCGTATCGCATCCAGCTTAAATGGCTGACCCTTTTGCGGGCCTGATGCGGGTACGTTCCACATACAGCCAAATATTGCTGTGGAGCTGTGCGAGCCCGTGCTAGGCGTTACCGTTGGATCAATTGGGTAGCACTTCCAGCCGCCGACCTGATACGTGTCATTCCCGTCTACATACCAGCGAGACTTGGTGTTTGAGTTGTTGCCGATGATTAACTGAATGCCACCATTGGCTTTTGAGTCAATAGCCTGCGCTACATCGGCCTTGGTCCAGATAAACACCGCATCACCCGATGCAACAGTCGTAGCGCCGTTGTCGTAAAATATTCCCCGCGTTGAGCTAGAGAACGGGTTTCGTGACGCGCAACTCGTGCCTTCGATAAAATCATCCGTATCAACCTCTGTCAGCGCGTTCTGACCACCACCGCCATCAGAGATAAGAGAAAAGTTGTTCGTGTTGCCAGTGTTCTGGTCGATAATCGACGTTAGGTCTGTGGTGTAGCTCGGAGCCGCCATAGCTTACTTGGACAGGTAGACCGAAAGTATTGAGAGCCCTGCGGCAAACAGAGTCCAAATAGCTCGCTCTGCTAAGCGCAACGTGTGCGAGTTCTCAGATGACTTATGCCTATGTGTATCCATCTCCGATTCGTAAGTGTCTAACCTAAACTCAAAGCGATCCATACGCTTGTTTGCGGCAATCTGACGCTCTTCAACACGAGCCAGCGCTTCTAATGTTTTTGCTAGTGAATCCAGTTTGTTTTCAATCCTGCCTAGCCGCGTATCGTAATCGCTCACATCTACCCCTTAGAACGGTCTGTAATCGCGCTGAAGAAGACCGGGGCCGCTTGTGTCGATTGTCCTGCCGTTCGCGTTATACGGAATCTGGCGGCTCATCATTGGGCGACCCTGCCCGAAATCAGCCGAAGCCTGCGGCATAATCTGAGCCGGGGGCATCTGCTGTACCAGCCCAACCGGGGAGCCTAACGGCTGAGTAGGGGCCGCCGCACCGGCAACGCCACCCTGACTCACGGGAGCTTGACTCATTGCCTTGGCTGGTGGAGGTGTGGGCTTTTTAGGTTGCGGACGCATAACCGTCTTTGATGGAGCCATAGCGCCCTGCATAGGCTTGTATTCCGGCTTTGCCATCGACTGCTGGTTTTGGGATCTGAACGTAGTCTGTGGCGACTGCGGCATTCCCATTCTTGACTCATTGGCCATTAGCTTGGTTCCTATTCCCAAAGCGGTCCAAAGCCACGCCCACAATCTTGTCCATATGTGGAGCGGCAAAGTAAAACGAGAGGATCAGCATTACTGCGCCAGTCATCCCATTAGCGTGTTGTGTCGTGAGCTCAGAAGCCTTGTTGAGTTGGTCCTGCATTGGACCCTCAGCAAAGACTGCAATCGTTAGCGCAAGCCACGAAAAAATGTACTGGAGCAACCACACCGTAGTGATTGATACGGCAATCAATCGACGTGCTAGGTGTTGCCCGGATGTAGCCTCAAGCCATTGCACCAGCAGTGCCCTAGCCTCAGCCCTGTCCTGAGATGCCGCCTGAGCCTTTTCCTCGTCGGTATAGACCAGCGCATCAAGCCCCTTGGTAACGCCGTCTACAGCGCTCTCAAGAGCCTTGTCAGTCCCGAATATTCTCGATAGTAGATTAGCCATTATCCTCAGCCCATTCTTTCAGGCAGTTGCTCTCATCGTGCTCGACCATTGGGAACAGCGTTGAGCAAACCGCACAAGACAGAATGTGGATCTTGCCTGTGTCGTCAGCCTTCCAGTTGAACAGGCCGCTATTGCAGGAGGCGCATATCACCTGACTTACTGGCAGATTCGGCGGATCTTCCTTGCCACCCTCAATTACTCTGAGATCGCCCACTACGCGCTCTCCGAATATCGCACCTGTAGCGCTCTACCTCACCGTACTCTTTAGACTGCACAATGCAGTACATATCACGACCCGATCGGTAGCCCGAATTGTGGTGCCACGCATCCTTAGCCGCCATAGTGCGGAATGATTCCTGAACGCACCCCCTCAGCTCCTGCCGAGTTGTATGATGGATATGACCTGTATACCAGTATCTATGCTCAGACTCTGCCCACAGTTTAGGCTCATCCGTAGCCATCAGCTCTGACAACGCGCTGGTCCGAACCGTATCGCCGTGCGTTGTGCCAATCAGCACCTTGCCGTGCGTTATGTAATTGAATTTGTTGACCGTTGAGTGGATCAGCACTCTTGGCTCCTTGTGGAAGTACGCCGCAAGGAATGCCGACAGCATCACGCTCGAATGATCGTCGTGGTTGCCAATGCAGTTGATAACCTCGACCGTTGGGTGCTTTGACAGCGCCATCGAGATCAGATCGACCATCAGCATACAACCGGCTTGCAATACCCGATGCCACCTCGAATCAACGTCAAGCTTTGCCCCTGATCGCGTTGTGCGTTCGGAGCTGTTATCAGCGTGAAAGAAGTCGCCCAGATTGACGATCAATGCTCGGTCTGTTTTGGGCGCCACATCAACCAATCGAGACGTAGCGTTAATGAGGTCTTCCCGGGCTATGTCTACGTCAAAGTTTTCGCCTGCTTCCTCAGCGTGGGCATAGCATCCAATATGCGGATCACCCATCACGTAACAGGCCATCAGATCCTCGCTGTCGGATACCGGAGCCTTGCGTGGCTTATAGACCCCTTTGAAGTCTTCCATCGCATCAACGATGGCCTCGTGGATTCCGGTAAGCTTGTCCTCTTCGGACTGCTGAGTCTTGACCCATTGGACCTTGACTGAGCCGTCGTCCGCATAGAGCGTTGACGTGCCCTTGACTGCAAAGCCCTCTGCAACCTGATGCACCATATCGCTCTCAGGTGCGACACCCTGCAATGCCGCTCGCTTCTTGAGCTTTGCCAGCCTACGCTTGACGCCCCTATCGTTAGCGCCGATAAGGCGTATTGCCTGATCTACATTCCCGTCTGTTTCTGCAAGCGCATCTAACAGCTCATGCTCTGCGACAGTCTCTGCAAACGGCTCAAGATAGCTAAGTCGATGTCCAGCCATAAGCTATTCGCCTCGCTACATCCCGGGCTCTAGCAGGTGTCTGCTCAGCCCATCTCGAATCGAGAGCTTCTGCGTGAACTCTCCCCCAGTCCTCAGCCTTGATGGCGTTAATCATCCGCTCAAAGCCAAGTACACCGTCGTAGCCCATCTGATAGGCCATTTCGATGATTGCCTCGCGTCTGGGTTGATCCAGATCCCTGAACCAATCCAGCTCCTCGAAGCGTCTTGTTAGTTGTTCTGTGTAGTCGATCAGTAGCGCCTCGGCGATGTGCTCCGGCACACCGTATCCGCCCCGCTCAATCATTGTCCCGTAGCCGATTGTCAGCTTGCCCTGACTGCATTGGTAAGCGTACCGCCTGAAGCCCTCAAATCGCTTTAGACGGTCGATAAGACCCTGAGACATAGGGATGGACCCGCTAGTCGTCCTTTCGCTTACGGGCTGTTTTAGAGGCCTTATCGAATGCCTCATCCGTTGGAGCACCCTTAGAGCCCGGCTTACGCATCCGCTCCTTTGACCCTGCCGCGATACGCTTTCGCTTTGCGTGGATGTTGGCATACAGCCCCGGTCTTTCCAGTAGCCCGGGCATTACTTTTCGCTTACCGGCTGAGTGGTCATGAATCGCAGTACCACAATGCCTGATGCAATCGCGCAACCGATGAAGGCCTGCACTGCCGGGTTAGCCGGGATAAAGCCCACGAAGCCCTGAAGCACTGACAGCACCGCAATCGCTACGCCGTACTGAACCGTCCGAGATTTTAGTGCCTGTTTAACTGTCATCACCATTTCACCTTATGAGACCAATACCGAGCGCTCAGCTTGCTAGGGTTAGAGTCCTGAGCATTGTGCCGGGCGTAGTAGCTTTTCCGACGCGCCTTATCCTTGGCCGTCTTTGGATTCTTGCCAGCGCCTTTGACCCCCTGTTGCCCAAAACGGATCGTCTTGACCTGATCGCCTTCCTTCGCGACCACGACGTGTGACTTGGTTGGGTGATTGGGTGTGCGCTTTGGCTTGTTAACGCCAGACACGCCTGCGCGCTCAAGCAGACCTTTGATGTCTCTTGCCATTTCCGCAACCCAAAAAAAAGCCCCGACTCGCGGGGCAAACAAACTAAGAGGAGTGTTTCAAAAAAACCTGACGGGACGCTGGACGCAATTACCGCCAGACCCGATTGTCAACCTTTTAGGTTCTGGAATCAACCGATTTAAGACCCACATAAATATTTATTTCTGAAGTGCTTGACACAGTAGCGCTACTCGATTACGGTTACACCTATCAACCAATTTGGTTGGCTGGCTACGAGGAGCCCAGACCCAAACCCTGCGGGAGACAACCCACCAAACCGGCGACCACTGAGTCAACCAGTGAGAGACGACACCAAACGAGCACGATGAGCACCACCACCGGAGACGGCGTGGGAACATAGCGTCAACACCTAATGCGAGGTGTTCTGATGATGGCCAGCAGGCCGAAACGCAAAACAACGGAGTGTTACCAATGCAGACCTTTGTATGCAAGGGTCGAGCGGGTAAGTGGTCCTACGGTTACCTTGCCGAGCCCGGCAAGCGAAACGTGTGGGTGTACACCAACGGTGAGGTCACATACCGACCGCTTGGTGGAAACAACTTGATGGCCGCTTCAAGCGAAGCCACCACGTTGCACCGCAACTCGCTCGAGTCCTGAATTAGATTCGGAGTCTGACCCACTTGGCAACAGAACGGGTCTCCCCTTTTAAAACAACTGGAGTGTTCAATATGACTACAAAAACATTGAAGCAAATCAACGCAGAACTCGCAGAGACCTCAGCCCAGCTCGAAGCTTTGGCGGATGTCCTGAGAGAAGCTAAGCAACACGTAGCTGACAAGACCCGGGAGGTCAGAGAGCTGGAGCGTTCAAGAACCGAGACGGCAGAGCGTGAACGGCGCAACTGGGTGAATCGCAACCGCTCGAAGGCCAAGCGATTAGCGGCCAAGTACGGTATCGAGATCGAGGACGAGTCGATCAGAGACTACGATGGATATGACCTGCGCCACTGGGTAGGTCAGCCAGACTGGCTTGAAGGTGACGACCCGCTCACAGATGGTCACTTCAGTCACTGCTGGAGCGACACTGTTTGGCTTGTCGAGTTTTACGCCAAGCATCACCCATCTCACCCAGATCACGAGAACCGTGAGCACAGGGTTCATAGCCCTCACTGCTAAACCCGTCTGACGATGGCTGGAGGGATACCAGCCGAAACGCCTCCGGGCGTCACGGGAATCCACCCGACAACATACAAAAATTTGGAGTGTTTTATGACTAAGAAAAAAGTTGATGCCTATCAGGTAATCACGGACAAAGTAATCGCGATGCTAGAGACTCACGGGTCAGGCTGGACTAAGCCTTGGTCTGACAGCCTCGCAGGATCGCCTGTAAGCCTTTCCACCGGCAACCCCTATCGAGGTATCAACCGACTGCTACTCGGCCTTGAGGGACGTTCTGATGCGCGCTGGGGCACATACAAGGCTTGGTCAGAGAAGGGCGGTCAGGTTCGTAAGGGCGAGAAGGGTACTGCGGTTATCTTCTTTAAGCCCTTAGAGATTCGAGGTGATGACGGTGAGGTCGAGAAGAAGATCCCCTTTGCCCGTATATACAATGTATTCAATGCCGAGCAAGTTGACGGTATCGAATTGATCCAACCTGAAGAGCTGACCCCCATAGAGTTAGATCAGCGTTGCGAGGATTTCATTGCCGAGACTGCCGCGCAAATCCGATTTGGTGGTGACTCTGCGTTCTACTCCCCGGTTGTCGATTACATCGGTATGCCGAGACCAGAGGCCTTTGAGTCTACTGCCGGTTACTACGGCGTCCTACTGCACGAGCTCACTCACTGGACTGGTCACTCTACCCGGTGCGACCGCAAGATCCTCAATAGCTTTGGTAACGAGGACTATGCGTTCGAGGAGCTGGTTGCCGAGCTAGGCGCCACCTTCCTTTGTGCCGATTTAGGTATCGAAATAGAGCCCCGCGAGGATCATGCACAGTATATCGCAAGCTGGCTCAAAGCGCTACGAAACGACAAGAAATTGATCGTTAAAGCGGCCAAGCAAGCCCAGCTCGCAAGCGAGTTCTTGCACGGCCTCCAAACAGAAAATCAACTAGCAGAGGCCGCATAAGCGGCCCGAGGGACAAGTATATGCAACCAATGCAAAAAGAAATCGTTAAAAAAATCGAAGCCTATGAAGGTATGGACCCAGCTAACGTGAGCGTAGCTGACCTGATCGCATACCAACTGAGACTTACAACCTTGGTAAGTCGATACAATGCCAAAAACCCAGAACTCCGCCCAGTCCGAATTATGTTCTGCGGTAGTGGCGGCTTGATTGTTCATCTCGAATACCAGTACCTGAAGGTCTCACTGGAGCGGGTCAATGGGCGCCTCGACTGGCCCGATTCGCGTGATGTTTTGCAGGATTGGTACAACGACTACGAACTGGCCGCATAAGCGGCCTTTAACTGAGGAGAGAAAAATGTCTAAGATCATCTACAAAGAAATCCAAGTCCACTGGTGTATGGCTCGTTGCTGGGTTGTGCGAGGAGTGCCATTTGAGGGTATGCACCAAGTACTCGATACCCTGCCAACTCAAAGTCTAGCCATAGACATCGCAAAGCTTCACGCCTTTGGATCTGACCAGCTACCCCGCAAGGCATTGCAGGTCAGGGTTTTTAAGAAAAGTCACGGGCTCAAACAAATCATATCGCCCCCTGAAGATCTAAGCGAAAAAGTAAGCTCGCATGAGGAGCTTGTAATGCGCCTAGCGCGAGAATACTGCGAGCGCAGATCTTTCCCTTTCGACATACCGAGCGTTGGCACAACTATCGGAGCGATGGAGTTGGAGAAGCCGGTGAGTTGGTGGGGATCTGCTCACGATGTCTACGAGTGGGCTCTCCGCCTGCGCGACGAGATCATCGAGATCCGCAACTATATGGCCAGTCAAGGGCGCGGCCTTCACGACGAGCCTGTCGATAGACAGACAGACTATGTGGGGGGTGCGTTATGAGCTACCTATGGTTCGGTCTGTCTCTAACCATTCTTCTCACCGTGGGGTCAGTATTACTGGCCCTTTTGCTTGCAGAAGAGCGTTACATCGTACACCTAATGTATGGAAGGAAAAGAAAATGAATAAAGTCGGATATCTTCGTACTAACAAAGCCCCCATCTGGGGGCGCATATGCCGCAGTGCATACCACAACTGCCCCGATGAAGATTGGGGTGAGGTCATCGTTGCCGCGATGAACCGGGGGATACTAGACCCCGAAGCTGTCTACTGGTGCGACATCGTTGAGTTCAATGAGGCCGCATCAGAGTACCCGGGGACAGTGAGCGAGTTTCTTGACTCACTGCCTGCTCCGGGGCGGCTGTCATGACCATCTCAGCCAAGGAGCGCATCGAGACACTCCTGCGAGGGGGCTACCGTCCAGACGAAGTGGCCTCAATCATCGAGGTAGAGCGAGAGCAATGGAAGCTCAACGAGTTCGATATCGAGGATATGCAGGAGATGGTTAAGCGCATCAAGGAGAAGTTAGACCTATGAGCTTTTATCAGCTAGCAAAAGCCATCCTTTGGGTGGCTCTCATCATAACCGCCTATTCGTTAGTGGAGGGATAAAATGGACGCAATCGTTTACCTAGTGCTTTACCGGGGGCAGGGCTCCGGCGATACCTACAAGCACTGCTGTTATAACTGGAGTGAAGCAGAGGAGACTTTGCAGGAGCTCCAGCAGTCAGAACCAGATCGCGAGTGGTACATCTGCGAAAAGGATGTCTCGTGAAACTGTCACCAAGCCAAGTCAAAGAGGCATCCGAACTAGAGTCCAAGGGCGTACAGCTCTGGGCTCTGGCTCAGATGTTCAGCGTTCACTACGACACGATGCGGAGATACCTTCGCAACTACCGAACTTATGGGGATTCAATGTTCACCCCGTACCCAAAAGAAATCGAGGAGTAAGTCATGCAATCAGTTCAACAACTGCTTAACCGAATGGAAGCGGAGATGGCCGCACTAGATCTTGAGTATCAAGTTTACAAAGCGTCTTGCGCTTTTCACGAGGAGCCTATGGGATACATTGAGTGGAAGGCCGCAAAGTCAAAGGAGGAGGCCGATGAGTAAGTCAGAAGCCGCGAGAGCCTTGGCCGGTATGAGAAAGGTCCGAGAGCTTCACTGCATTGGTTGCGGGGAATCTTTCCACGCCGTCGATACCCGGGCGAAGTATTGCTCGAATCGTTGCCGCCAGAAGATGAAATACCAGCGTAAAGTTGCCGAGTATTTTGACAAGGAGTGCGCCGTTTGCGAGACCGTTATGTTCCTCAACGATAAGCGAGTGAAGTATTGCTCGCCTCGATGCCGCTCAATAGCCGCTGTCCTTCGGAAGTGAATCAAACTCCTTCCTAAATGCCTCAATCGCCATATCCCTCGCCCTGCGGGGGATTTTTTTTGCCCTGTCGATATAGATAAGCCTCAGCGTTTTCCTTAATGCCGGATGCAGTTTGTTGACGGCGGTTCCGGTCATCTCAACAACCATATCGCGCTCAGTCATTACCCCGGTGCTTCGATAGCCGGACTGATAATCTTTGAATGTTGGTGATACCGAAGGGTAGTCTAGCTGGCTGACCTCTCCCCTCTCAGCGTCCCCCCAGTCTTTAAGCAAAGTCATTGCCGCATATTTTGGCATCATCGGTAACATACTCATGAATTGCTCTGAGCAATCGGATATTCCGGACGTTCTCAACGTAGCGTTCATCTTCTACCTCCAGATTCTGAAGCTCGAATGCAACTGCCGCGATTGCTTTCTCGATCGTGTCTGCTCTCGCATAGCGAGGAGCGGACGCCCCCTGATCTATCTCTTCTGCCTCACAGTTCACCCAAACCAGTCCTCGAACTCTATTCGACCAGTGCCCCCTGCTTCCCGGTATTGACGCATCAAGTCGTATTCATCGCGATAATGCTTTGCGATATCCCCCTTGCCTTTTGTGGCCCTTACCATTTTGCCCCAACCGATATCATTTACAAGCTCTAAAACTCGCTCTCGTTCCCACTCGGTCCAGATCTTCTCAAGCCTAGCTAGACCGCCCTCCCTGAAGTGACAGCCAGTGCATAGCGCCTCAGCATTCAGTCCGCAGAACCTAACGCCCCACTTGCCGCGAGTGTGTCCGTGAGAACACTCAAGGCCTCTCGCCTTCTCGGGATACTTGGTGCCGCACCGTTCGCAAGTCCAGTCCGCTCGCTCTCTCACGCATAGACTGAATGCAATGTCTGCTGGTGTTCGTTTTATTCCCCCCATAAAATCTCCGTAAATTGCTCGTTTGGTATGAACAGGTGTGGCTTGATGTCATTGGGATCATTGCGATCCTTCCTGCCTGTACGCCAGACCTCCCCGGTAGCTTTAGATAAATCAACCCAGCCAGTACGGTCTGTCCACTGGCAAACAAACAGCGCTTCCGTACAGAATATCTCTGCCGCCTTGCGTAGCTTGATGACCTTCTCGTTTGGGATCATCACGCTTTGGTATTGCCCGATAGGATTTGTCCTGACCTTGCACTCGATGAAATACTCAACCACGTTGTCCCGGTTGACCAGCGCGTAATCAGCCCGAGAATTTTCCTTAAACTCTAGCGGCCTGTACCGCCATTGCGCGGCGAGCAAGCCGAGCAACTGCAAGTTCTTTTTGTCATCCTCCTCAGTGTTGTACCTAATCATGCTTGACCGGCCAAGCTGGGAGTGACAGCCCCTTGTTGCCGAAAGCTCTGCACAAAGTGTCATAGGTCTTTGCGTAGTCCGAGGTGCTTTGATCGGTCGTGGATTCCTTCTGAGTCAGCGCAATCTGAACCGGGCGCCAGACCTCGTTCTTCACTGAGTCCCGAGTCCAGTCGCACTCAAAGCTCCCGCCCTTGAATATCGTGGATCGAATCTCCCTTGTGATACCTGCCTCATTGAAAAACTCTGCCGTGTTCCGACACCAGACCTCCAGCGCCGCTTGTTGCCGACTCGTCCGCTGTTTTCCGTTCTTCACGTCAACTGATATGCACGGCATACTTTCCAGCTTGTTCAGCAAATTGTTCTTTAGGTTTTCAACCTGATCCTTCCTTTGGATAATGTAAAACTCACTCATACTCTGTCTCCGTCGAACATAACCGGGCTCATTTTTCTTAGTTTTGTGGAGCAAAAGCCCCTGCACTTTGTATGTTGCCAGAGACCCACTGAGCCCTCGTACTTGTGGTATCTCTGCTTTGCTACCTTGACGACAAGATCCGCCTTGTCATCGTCGTAGTCATCTACCTTCATTCCCAGCTCGATAAGCGCTCGCTTTGCAGATTTACGCTTGTCGTGCCAGACAATCACAATACTTGCCGCGATGTTTGCTAAATGACTTGACCCGATGAAGTCGTATTTACCGGGGATCTTATGCTCGCCTGCTTCGCCGTGCGGCTTGCGGACGTGGTGGACGAGGATCACACAGATCTTGAACTTCTTAGCCACCGCCGCGAGCGTCTGCGCGAAGTCGCGCTCCCGCTCAAGATCATCGCAAACGCCCATCATCATCAGAGCATCAAGCACAACCAACTTACAGCCTTTGTACTTAGCAAACGCAATCGTCATTTGGATTGCCTCATCCGGCTTGATGGCATCAACCCGGTCGTAGATGTGAAGCTTGCCCTCAGCCCAATCAGCAAAGCGCCTCACCCAATCCATCGCAGGCTCACCGCACGTTGCCGCGATCTCTGCATACTGCTCGATCACGTCCTCAGCCAACAGCTCTAAGCTGGCTACGCCAACCTTGTAGCCCTGCCGCAAGGCTGACAATCCGATTTGCGTGGTGATGGTGGATTTGAAGTGCCCGCTATATCCGCCCATCAAAACCATCTCTCCCGGCCTGAAAGCAAACAATCCATCTAGCTTTGACCAAGGTGCGTTGATGCCTTCGTGTTTAGCGTTACGTCTCTCCTCCACCCGCTGAACCAGATCACGAGAGCTGAGCATATCGCCCACCTCGATCTCTGCGAGCTCCTCATTGACGTTGATGTCCCTGAAATCGACATTCATAGATACTCCTCATTAGTGTTTTTCTTATCAGGCAATCGAGCCCAGTTACCGCGAATGCAATTCATGAAAGCTTGATCCCAGTTTGCGTAAGTCTTTCCGTTGGCTGTTGCATAGCCCACGAAAAACTCTAGGTGCTCATCGAGTCGATCAAAGCCCTTCGATCCTGCCCACTTTCTGACGTTATCCGAAACACAAAACGCCTTCGGCAACGTGGTTTTCTTTGTCGCCTTATGGTTCTTTCTAGGTTCTTCTAGGTTAGTGTCCCAATTTTGGTACTGGTCAGGTACCAATTTTGGTACTGGTGTGGTCCCAGATTTGGTACTGGTCCCAGATTTGGTACTGGTCCCAATTTTGGTACTGGTTTTAAGAGCGTACTGATTGCCCCCGCCTTGACTCCTTTCAACCTCAATTAAGCCTTGCTCTTCCAGCCTACCGACACAACGCATAACTGTTTTCCGATCCATACCTGTAGTCTTGGATAGGTAACTAACGCTTGGGTAGCAACGGCCAGTCTCTCCGTTATGGCAATCAGCTAGACAAAGCAGTAGTAGTTTTTCAGGAGCTGACGAAACCTGAGCCTCCCAAGCCCACGAAGTAGCGCTGAAGCTCATGCTGTAGCCCCCTTACGTCTGGCGACTGCGATCACTGCCTGCTTGTAACGATTGATGTCTTGCCGATTGATCCGTTCGCCCCTACGCATCATCGACTTACCGATTTCGATAACGTAGTCGTCAACCGTAGGTTCTTTAGATCTTATTGGTGCCTCGCCGTTACCGACTGCCGCAAAGGTCAATCCCATTGCGCTGATAACTGACTCTTGATTACACCCGCTCATGCAGTGATAAAGAATTTTTCCGTTGTCAGTGTGCGTGACATACAGCGACGGATTTCTATCGGGATGCGCCGGACAACACGCGCTCCACTTATTTTGCCCTCGCTTCTTTACCTTGCTGAGTCGGGACAAAAACGCATGAATGTCTGCCATTTTTCATCCTCTTAGTTTTTAAAGTTCATCCAGCAAGGGTCGAGACTAATCCATAATGGATATCATAATCAACAACAATTCGAAATTTTCTTGGATGGACAATCAACTAACCAAAATATAGAATGAGCCGCAGTTCAAACTTGAATTAGAAATGAGAACAATAAAGCAGATACGCAGGGACAACTTAGAATACCTCGTGAGAACTCGCTACAACGCCGTACCAAACCGATTGGCTAAGGCTTGTGGGGTTCATCAGATCCAGATATCCCGGATACTAGCTGAGGGCGAAAGCCGCAGAGACTTAGGCGACAAGCTGGCTAGGACTATTGAAGCGGGAGCTGGGCTAGAAAACGGGTGGCTGGATCAAGAACACGCCGCCGCAGAGCAGATCATCTCTAAAATATCCAGCCTAAGTGCAGAGCAGAAAGAAGCTATTGAAAGCTTAGTCGATCAACTGCTCGCAACGGCAAACCAATCTACAGATTAAAGACAGTATCACGTCCCTGTCCCCTGCATTTAGCTCGCATATCTTTATAAACAGTGGTAACTCATTGTTTTCGAATGTAAGCGCTTCCAAAGCGGAGCCCTTCAAGTAATGCGAAAGCATATATCCAACCCAGATAAATAATAAACACAACCCTAATCATCACTAAGGGTTGTACAACCAACCAAAAAAGTGTACTGTTCTTCTAGCCGCTAAGTTTATCACTAAGCCGCTAGGAGGAAAATATGAACCGCGATAATTACAAAGCCGCGACAACTGTAGACGTAAATCCAAACCAATTTACAACCTTTACCGTATCTCTGAAGGTGATTGCGCGTTGCTTAGCCGACGTTAGTTACATCATCGGAGGAGAGCCAACCCCTGATGGAGTCGAGAGCTGGCTCACTGGTTACAGTGATGCGGGTCTTGGCTTCCCTATCGAAAGCAACCCAACACAAGAGTATGAGGCCGGTTATGCCTGCGGCTACGCCGAGGACCAGCACCCGCCCGAGGAGTACGAACTATGAGCAACAAAACCAAAGAGTCTCTAGCCAAGCGAAGCTGGGAAACCCTTTCTGCGTTGAACGTGAATGACTACAAGCAAAAGAAAGGCAACCTTACTTATCTGTCTTGGACCTATGCAGTCCAGATGCTGATGGAGCATTACCCCGAATCGACCTTTGAGATATTCGAGCCTGTTAAGTACAGCGATGGATCTGTTGAGGTGCGCGTTCAGGTGACACTGCGTGAGGGCTCTGAAGAAATAACCAAGCTGATGTGGTTGCCGGTTATGGATAACCGTAACAACGCAATCAAAGAGCCGGATGCAAGAAAGATATCCGACGCTAAGATGCGCTGTCTCGTTAAGTGCATTGGGCTCTTCGGCCTTGGTCTTTACATCTACGCAAACGAAGACCTTCCTATCGGCATTGAGGTAGAGGAAGAGCCAGAGTTGCCGCCAGAGGGCACACTCAAGACGCTAGAAGATAAGGTCATTGCTGGGTCAGGCACTGCCAAAGACGCCATCGACTACCTACAAAGCAAGTATGCGACAAACGAGGCCATAGCCAAGCGTATGGCGGCGGCTGAGAAGCTCTGCAAGGACAAGCAGGAGAAGGCCGCATGATTACCATCAATCACCAGCAAGGATCTCAGGAGTGGAAGGATTGGCGCAGATCTAAGCTCAGCGCATCCATTGCGCCAGAGATTATGGGCAAGGGTTACAAGTCACGTAGCCACGCAATACAAAACTTCGGTAAGGACATTGAGGTTACGCCATTCCTGCAAGAGCTGTTCGATAGGGGTCACAGGGCTGAGGACGCCGCAAGAACCGTAGCCTGTGAGATTGCTATGGAAGAGCTGTTCCCCGTGGCCGGAGAGATCGAGGACACCGACTTCCCGCAGGAGGCATCGCTTGATTGCATCCGCGACCTTAGCGGCAAGCTAACCGCCTCTTTCGATGGCTTGGACTTCGAGCGCAAAATCATCTGGGAACACAAGCTATGGAAGCCAAAGATTCAGGAGTCCATAGATAAGGGAGAGGTTCCTCTGCAATACCGCATACAGATGGAACAGCAGTTCATGATCTCAGGAGCAGAGCGAGGGTTGTTTATGGCGTCAGATCCCGACGTGGATGAGATGTGCTACCACTGGATCGAGCCAGATATGAAGCTCCGCCTTGAGCTACTCGATGCGTGGCAATTGTTCTTGGAAGATCTTGAGTCCTATCTAGTTGTTGATTGCTCAGAAGATAGCACTTGGCTTGATATGGAGCGCCAGCTCATAACCGCAGAGGAAGAGCTTTCCGCCGCTAAGACCAAGCTAGATAACATACGCAACGCCGTTACGATGTTCGCCAATGGTCGCCGCGTTATAGGCAAGGACTACAACGTCAGCACTGTAATGAGGGCTGGCAATATCTCATACGCCAAGGCGTTCAAAGAACTCAAGATCGACGCTGATCTAGAGCCCTTCCGGGGGAAATCCACAGAAGTTGTTTACATCAAAAGGAATAAATGATGTCAGTTAATAAAGTAATTTTGGTCGGCAATGTCGGCACAGAACCAGAGGTCAAGACGTTCAGCAACGGAGGCCAAGTAGCCAACGTAAAGCTGGCGACATCCGAGTCTTGGAAGGATAAGCAAACCGGGGAGCGCAAAGAGTCAACCGAATGGCACAGCCTTGTGTTTAATGGAGGGCTTGTTGGTGTTGTTGATGCTTACGTGAAGGTGGGCGACAAGCTCTATGTTGAGGGTAGCATTAAGACCCGCAAGTGGCAGGACAGCGAAGGCAACGACCGCTATACCACAGAGGTTAGGGTCCGCGATATGACAATGCTTGGTAGCAAGCAGTCTGCGCCTGCACCTACACCACAGCCTTCTCAGGCAGAAGATTTGCCAGCAGACGACATCCCGTTTTAAGGAGGCGATGTGGAATACAACAAGACAACACACGAAGAGCGGATGAACATCCTCAACGACTACGCCAAGGGCAAGCCCGTTGAGGACATAGCCAACGATACTGGCTATGGTGCGCCAACCGTTCGAGCTGTAATGAACCGACTCCTTGAGCTTACTTGGGAGCTTGAAGGCAGGAACGGACAGTGCCCGGGCATTCGAAAGTTACGCAAGATGGGTATGTTCGAGGAGATGATCCTTATCGCCAACCGAAAAGAGGATGCGCTCAAAGAGGCCTATGGCCGCAAGCAGGGCGCCTATAGGATTGTTGGCGAGCCCAAAGAGGAGCTTAACTTTATCCAGCGATTTATTGCTTGGGTTAAGGGGATATTCAATGCCTAAAGACAGACTTGAGCTGGCAAGGGAGGCCCAAAGGCAGGCCAGAAAAAAGGTTCGGTACGAGATAGATCACCCCGTCAATTCGCCCGGTCACTACAAGGTGGCCGGTATTGAGGTGAGGGATATACAGCGAGAGCTTTGCTCTAACCTAACTGGCCTTCCCTCTTGCGACTACGGCAATGCAATCAAATACCTTTTACGTGCGTACAGGAAAGGAGACCCGGCCAAGGATTTGGCTAAGTGCCGTTTCCACATTGAGGCGTTACTACAGGAGATAGACAATCATGATTCATGAGCCCGATCTATGGAGAAAGGCGCCTAACTGGGCGCGTTACGTTGCACAGAACTCAGACGGTGTGCTGGTTTACTTTGAGAAGAAGCCACACGCACGTCTAGGGGAGGGTATTTGGTATGCGGCTGGCAAGTGTGAGCCAGTCGCGTTCAAGCGCCCTGACTGGGCAAAGTCTTGCAAAGAACGACCGCTAACGAGGGAGCCGTTCTATGCTGATTCATCTGGATAAATGGCTTTATGTAACAGGCACACCTAAGACAACCTTCAGGGGATGGAAGAAGAAGCTCGTTAAAGGACAGCACTATTTCGTTAATGGTCGATCAACTTACGTTGACGCCAAGGAGATGGACAATTGGCTAAGGGCATCAGGCGCTGGAGAAACAAGTGGCAGTTACGAGCCACAGTTGACGGTAAAGCGCACACCCTCACGCTCGACTACCCAGATACTCAAGCTGGTCTGAGGAAGGCCGTAAAGGCTAGGAAAGTCTGGCTTGCTCAACTCAAGTCTGGCTGTGTCGAGGATGTGCCTCAGTTTGGTGTGCTTGCTCAAGAGTACCTACGCCAATCTGACCTAAAGCACTCCACGTATCACGTATACCGTAGAGCGTTAAACCAGTTTTGGATGCCGCATCTAGCTACGGTTGGCGTGGACCGCATTAAGCCGAGTGTGGTCCGCGCCATACTTAAATCCCACGATGTAACCTCAAAGACAAAACGCAATGCGCTCATACCTTTACGCAAGGTGTTCGAGCTGGCTATCGAGGAAGACTACATCGACACTAACCCGGTAGATTCTGTGCGGGTTAGGCGCCACCAGAAGCCCCCGGTTATTCGATTCACGCCAGAAGAAAAGGCAAAGATACTCAAGCGCCTTGATGGGGACGGCTACCTGTTCTATCTGATTGCCTTCGAGACCGGGATGAGAACCGGGGAGATACTGGGCCTCAAGTGGGAGGACCACACCGGGGACAATATCCATCTATCAAGATCCATTGTGCGCGGCAGGATTGGATCTCTAAAGACTTACAACGCTAGGTCAGTGTTCGTATCGCCCAAACTGCGGAAGGTGCTTACAAGTCATCCTGATCGCTTCAAGGGAGGGTTTATATTCGTCACTGCTAACGGCGATTATTGCCGAGACGATGACAGGTTCAGAAGGGCTTGGCACAAGGCATTAAAGGGAGCGCGAATAACCTATCGAAGGCCATACACTTGCAGGCATACTAGAGCATCAGAGATGCTGATGGCTGGGGTGGAGCCAGCCTTTGCGGCAAGACAGCTAGGCCATTCAATACAGATGTTCTTAACGGTATACGCAGAGTGGATAGATGGCGTTAAGGATGTACAGCAAAGAGAGATACTTAAAGCCATAGGGGGCAATGATGCGAGTAGTTAGGTTTTGTAGTACGTGCGAGGATTATGAGGAAAGAGAGATACCGATTAACTCAGCACAGCTTTACGACTGGATGTCAGGTACGCCGATAGAGATTGCGGCAAAGAATCTGACGCAGGAGGATATGGAGTTCCTTTTGTTCGATGAGGGGCCGGGCTGGCACAAGGATTGCGGTGACGGCAACCGAGGTTTCGGCTGGGAAATTGGATCAGAATTGGACCAGAAGGACACAATTCATTGATTTAAATGGCGCGCCCGGCAGGACTCGAACCTGCGTTCGGGTGCCCTGTAGTGTACTGCAATGCCCGTAGATACTCACTTTCGCTTTCGCTACGGACAAGGCAACTCATAAGAGTTGGACCAGATTATTGGACCAGTTAGCCAGCGCGGTCCTGCATGAATTCATCGTACCGCTTGTTGAAGCGATCAACGATATCGTCCTTGCTTTCCCTTAGCGCTTCGAGCTGTTGCTCTCTATCGGCAGGCGTTAGGTCGTCTCGATCCCGTATTCTCATCTCACGCTCGCGGATACGACGCAATCGCTTATAGACGTTATTGGCTTTTGGATACAGCGTTCGTATTCCATTAAAGCCTTCGTCGCTTGCCTTTCTTGCATTAGAGTCAGGCGCGTCATTGTATTCCTTGCGAGCGTTGATAATCTCCTGTCGCCTTTCGTAGAAGGTGTCGATGTCTCCGTAGTCGGACTGATCCTTACCAACAAGAACCCGAGCAAACGGCACATTAGCGATCTCCAACTGCCTGCCAGTAACGGGCCTAAATATAGAGTCGCCTGTACCTGTGGCCGTTCTCAATAAACCGCCGCCTGCGTACTCGATAATCTGCTGTAGAGTCTCTGGGCTAACGTCTGTAGAAATGCCCATAAGCTCGCCAGATCTGTACTCAGATCCGCCGCCAATAACGTCATTAAGGAACTGAGCCACCTGAACATAAGGCTCTTTGGTTGAAGGCCAGTACAAGTAAGCATCCGCCTTCTGTGCTCCGCCGGGGAAGTTTTCTGGGTAAATCTTCTCACCGAAGTAGTTAGTGTTTACTGCAAGCTCAGTGACCGGAAGCACAATGCTTGGGCTTATCGTTAGTGCCGCCTGAGCCGCCGCATTTTCCGCCCTGTGCAGACTGAACGGGGAGAACGACGTTGTGAAGCTAGACACCAAATCGCCAAGAATATTATCCCTTCTGCGCTGTGATCCTTTGAGCGCACCTTCCACCGAGTCGCCAAGATTCCAGAAGAAGTTGTAACCGTAGGGCAAGGGTAGCTTGTAGTAATCCCCGCCAGATCCGGGCTTCATAATGATGAGATTTCTTTCTCGTATGCCTGCGGGGATCTTGTCCCAGAAAGCTTCGCCATCATCATCCTCACCACCCACTTCTCTCATTAGAGAAGCAAACCCAGCTCCGCCAGCAACAATGCCGCCAGCTATCTTCTGGGCTAGGTTTAGATTTCTCTGCACCTGAATGTTTCCTTGGCTGTTGACCTGAAGAGGGCTCAGTGTCCGCAAGAACTGAGTGGTTCCCTGAACTGCCGCGTTAAAGAACATATATAGCGAATTAACGAATGTTCCTATCTCGCCCTTGCGGTTAAAGTTCACCGTCATATTCTTGGCTAAGGACGCCGCCTGCTTGCGAGCAACGCCTGCCTTCCTAGCCTCGATATAGGCCGATAGTCTGACGCCGTTTTCTACTGCGCTGTTGTATTTCTCAACCAGCTCAGCAATCTTAACGCCAGCCTTCATCAAGTCATTCTTGGTGCCGGGGCCAGCTCTGCCTAGCTTCTTCTCTAGATCTGCGGCAATTGTGTCAACATCTGGAGAGTCAAAGTAACCAGTCTTTGCGCCGTCGTTAAGAAACTCTTGGTAGTATCGACGATACTCAGTAGCTTCTGGGTCAGAGTCGTCATTAACGGCATCTTGCTTATTGGATGATCTGATTGCGGCAATAGCCCTTGGCGTACCTGAGACAACTTTACCAGCAATCTGATTACCGTCTAACTTCCCGCCATCCATAGTGGCCTCTGCCATTAGATTCAGCGCCGCCGCCTGAATATCACGGGCGAAGTTCGTGACCACAAACTGAGGGTTGTATGAGGTATTAACAGATGCCAAGAACCGGGTCATCCCAGCAACAACCTTGGTTACTGCGCTCAATCGCTCAGGACCAACATTCTGCATTGCATTAAGCAGTCGCTGATCCTTGACCTTGATGTAATGGACAATGCCATCCCGCTTGACTGCGTAGTATTTGTCTGACCCTGCCATATTGACCGGACCCTCTCTAACACTTCCGTTACGGAACTGCTCCTCAGTGTCCGGGTTTGCGTCAGTAAAGACTTCCCACATATCAGGATCTGGGTTGCCCTCAACAAGATTAAGGAAGGTCTGGCCGACCTCGTTCTTCCTGTTGCGGATGGTCTTCTCTGTGAGATCCGCAATAACCTGAGATGTTGGGCTCTTCGCTTTGGATCTTCGGCCTAGTGCGCGGCGCGACTCTTTGCCTCGTATGTCAAAGCCCCTGCCTGTTCTAATTCTATTGCCGTTAGAATCAACCTCGTCGTCAGCGAATCCCCGCAATGGGATGTAGTTTTCATACATACTCTCCCAAGAACTAACCTCCTCATCCGAGGCTAAGCCGCCAGACTTAATAAGATCTCGCGTAAGCTGAGTCATTGCGTATACTTGATTGGCAAGTTGGTTGTAGTCTGCCAGCTTCCCGGATCTCTGTACGCGCTGTATAACCTCTGCCGCTTCAGCGTTAGTCATACCTGAGCCACCGTCAGGTAGCTTGTCATTGATTGCCGCAATCTTACGGTTACGCTCTGGTGCGTGACGAGCCATCAGGTACTCGTCTAGATCGGCAACGCTAATGCCAGTCTTCTCAAGTAGCTCGACAAACGGACGAATCAGACGAACCTCTAGCTGTCGCAAGTCTTCTTCGGTCTTACCGTAAAAAGCCTCTTCCGCTAGGTAAGCGTCCTCGTCAAAGTCCAGCTTGCGCTCTTGCGTTTCCTCAATGAACTGCTGAGTGCGCTTGAGGCCGACCATTTTGTCTTGGAAGGTGCGGATGAATTTATCAGCAATAGTCTCTTCAGGCGGTCGCTTAGGGTAGATTCTCGCCGAGTCCCGCTGGAACATTGGCAATCCTTCCTCTGTAACCTTCTGCTTAAACTCATCAGAGATAGGTGCGGCCCAGCCACGAATGCCTGCATCCTGCATGAGCTTCATTCTGAGTTTTTCTTCAGCTTGCTTTCTTGCGACCTCTACACCTTTGTCGGTGTAAATGTCCATAAAATCAATAGCAAGATAGTCGCTATTAGAAGGGAAAGTGACTGAGAAAGTGATCCTGTTGTTGTCGGAGTATTGGTCTCTGTATTTAATCTCTGCTTCGCCTGCGACCTTTAAAGCGTTCTCGTAAGCGGCAGTCGCATCAAGACCCTGAACATCCACAGGGTAAGGCTTAACGCCGAGAAGCTTTCCTATCGCGCTAACGTGCTTCTTGTCATAAATCTGCTCGTAGAATCGGCCCCAGCGATTGTTCAGCTGAGCGGCGCTTGAAATCATCAAGGCATCCTTGCCCTCCTCCACTGCGGTGATAAGCATCCGCTTGAGAGCAAGCTCCGCATAACGATCTTCAGTAAAGGGTACGTTTGGTGGAGCGCTTTGTGAATTGGCAAGCCTTCTTCTCGCGTCATCACGAGCCTTAGATTTCTTTCTGTTTTCGACCTCTAGACTTGCAAGTTCCCGCAGAAACCTATCAAGGTCTGGCTCAAGATCAGTAACCTCTTTAATGCTTCCTAGGTACGTTGCCGATGAAGAGTAGCTAATGTCCTTCCCCTGAAGCTCATCAGCAAAAGCCTGCCTAGCAATGCGTAAAAAATTATTGTAACTAGGAGTTGGATCTAAAATTCCCGGAGCATCCATTCTGCTCACCCCAAACAGATCCCCAACAAGCTTGGACACATCAGGGCTCAATAGCAATGCTTTTGCATTCTCCGCTACTGTGTCAATTCTCATTTGCGTACTGGCCATATCCAAGTCGATTTCATTAAGGGCTTTTTCGTCCCTATCAACCCTAGCCTGATCTCTTGGCCCTCCAGCTCTGCGGATATCACTCTGCCAATCAGACTGCATCTCCTCGATCATGAGGACATTGCCTAGCGCATTACGTCTATCGGTAGCGAGGACATTAAAAAGTGCGTTTTGCCCAAAGTGGCTTGAGTAGTATTGGCCCCACTTGTTGTCAATGGTTGTAACAAACTCCCGGTACTGATCCCAATTCTCTTCTTTGACATCACTCAAGTAGTCTAGAAACTGGACATCATCTCCAGTGGCTACATACCCATACTCGTTAAGGTAGTTTTGAACCTGAACCTTGGCTTCGTCTAGGTCATAAACAATATCAAAATCACCCGTTTCTCCTCTCTCTGGGGTTATTTGAATGCGCCAGCCCATATCATCGCTTCCTGAAATTTGGGCGTATCTGATCCCATCAACATCGGTAAGCAGATCAACGGTGGTGTATGGATCTGAGTTTATGTAGTCCTCTCGCGCAGTAACCCAAGCAACTTCGTCAATTTCGTTTTCAAACTCTGCCGCCAATTCAGGGTAAACTGTTTTTGCTCCAAGCTCCTTCACAAAAGAATAAACACCAGCCTCAGCGAACGACCCCCTGCTTAGGTATTCTTCTTGGGCTCTCGCGGTCACATCCTCATCGAATACGCCGCTTGATAAAAAGTCATAAACCTTTTGCTGATTTTCAAAAATAAAGTTGCTAATTACATCGCCAGCTCGACCCGCAAAGTCGCCCTGCTTTATCTCGTACTGGATGTCATCCCAGATATACTCGTAGTATTCCTCGCTGTCTTGTATTTCAGGCTCACTGTACTCTAGCCCATCTTCGCTAATCTCAAATCCAGCCTGAGTTGTGGACTCAACGTCCTCCTCTAACTGTGGCGCCTCATCCCGCAAGAACTCAATCACCTCATCGCGAGTAAAACGACGGCTGGGGTCTTCGGTTAGGAACTGCTCAATCTCAGTGTACTGAGCCTCATCTTTTTTGATGCCCTTCCCTTTGAGGAAAGAAAAGATCTGGTCTCCACGAACGCTGGCGTCTGGGTTTTTCTTTGAAGGCTTAAAGATTTTATCGCCTTGGTCAATGATGACCTGCTCAGTGTTGGAGTACAGCTTTAGAGGGGTTTGCTTTGCTCTGGTGCGCTCGCCCATAATAAATGATGGACGACCCTCTTGAGCGTTAGTCTGGTTGTTTAAAAAATTGTTCCGAGCTCTTTTTGCTACTAACGAAATATCACTTGCTCGCATACGCGATAGCTTCAAGAATGTGTTGTTGCGGAACCACTCGCGGATAGCACCAATAGCCTCGCGGGTACGTTGCTGTAACTTCTTAGAACCCTGCTGTCCTGTGTAAGCAAGCATCTCGTTCACAAGAACTGCGTTGCGAGTATCTTGGTCTAAGCTGGAACCTTTCATTCCGCTAATATAAGGGCGCACATTAGCCTCAATGCCAAGCTCTCTAGCCAGCTTATCAAAGCCTTTCTGTCCACCCATTGCGGTCCACATACGATTCAGCGCTTTGTTGACGCCCTGATCTCGGTACATATCCATCACGCCGCCGTGAGTGCCTTCGTGTAGAAGCGCCTCTTCAACCTGCGATTCAGTCGCGAGCTTACCCTTGACGAGGTATACTGTCCCTCTATGGTAAACCGCGCTAATGTCCGCTCCATCGGAGCCCTGATCTCTTGCCGCTTGCTGGATTTCTTCCGGAAGCTCCGCAAAAGAAGAGCGCACGTCTACTCGATTACGGGCATCCCCGTCCTGACCGACGACCCTATCGAGGACAGAATTGAATTGTTCATCGTTGATGACGGGTCTTCGAGTGGCTCCTCTCTGGAATGAAGTGTCTAAACCTCCGTCTTCCTGAATGCCTCCAATCTCTGCATCACTACCTGTAGCTTGTCTCTCGCCGAAAGCTTCAGCTCCGGTCTGATCTCCAATGGGCGGCTGTAAAGTTGCTCTTCCTGATCCCTCGTTAAACGATTCAACATCTCGCTCTTCGGATTCGACAAGGCTTGCTTCTTGGGTTGGCTCTCTTTGCGATCCATAGCTGGCATCAAAAGACTCCTGATAATATTGGTCAACGAATGCTATTTCGTCGTCAGTTAATGGGCCGAACTCATCCTGAAGCTCAATAAGAGTTCGTGATATTTCTTCCTGCTCAACTTCTAAGCTAGGAATATCCGCTCTGCTATCGCCAACGAATACGCGATCATTAGACTGGATGGCCGTTGTGAAAAGATCCAAGACTTCGTTGGCTGTTGGGCGCTCTGGGAAGAAGCCATTTTCCGCAAGCTTCTCTCCCATATCATCAAAGCTCAGGCCATTCCTTCTTACGGGTCTTGCCCGTCCTGAGTAGCCCCTAAATGATTCTGGGTCTATACCCTGAGTAATCGCCTCGTCAGTTTGTATGCCGCCAAGTCGAGCGATTGCCGTTAGAACGTCAGTGTCTTGTGCGCTAGTTGATCGTGGGGGCACTTCCTGAGCTTGCTCAATGCGATCCTCAATCTCGATTAAGCGCGACTCCATCTCTGGTGCAGATGCCGCCTCATATGATTCTCGGAGTCCCTGCGTTGTGTCGCGAATCTCAGGCTCGGGCTGTGCCGCTTGATTAGTTTGGTCAATAAAGTTATTAACCGACTCAGGGTTTGCCTGTCTACGCTCGCGTCTGAATCCAGCAAGCGCAAAGCGCTCTGTGTTTGGATCTTGGAATACTTCCCAGTTGAACCCCGGCTCCGCCTTCTGACGGCTCTTCATTGCCGCGTCAGCGCCCTTTCTGGTAGCAAAGCCATCACCCCTAGATCCTTGGTAAATCGTGTCTGGAGCGCCTTCTATGGGCTCCTGATAGATGACGTTATCTTGGGTTAGAAGTGGGCGACGTTGAGTCCTAACTACTGGACCTTGCTCGACGTATGAGGCATCGAAATTAACGTCTGTGTCTGCGGTTATGACCGGCCCTTCCAAGGGCTCACTTGGATCTCGAACAGGAGGCTGACGCAAGAACTCCTGAGACATCTCAGTGCCGACAATCGCGTTAGCTCGCTCAATGAGTCTGGCTCGCAAGCCCTCATCTGCTGTGCCTTGTGCGCGGTCATATATAGCTTGTGCGTTGCGGAGGCGAGTGGCTCGCTCTGGCTGGTTTACCCTATCGGCGAAAAGTATCTCTTCTGTTAAGTCAAAGGGTAACTGGGGAACTTCTTGCTGGGGCTGGAAAGGCGCTGGCGTAACAATCGGTTGGAAGGGTGTTGGCTGTAGCGTGTCCTGATCGAACTGATTAGCAAGCTCCGGTAGCTGTATTGTGGAAGGAGCTGGCTCCTCGATATTCATACGCTCGCGAAGAGCCGAAAGGTCTGTATTAGCAAAGCCTCCAGATGCGGCAGTCGCGGCATCGAGATTGTCGCCGCCGTTGGCTACTGCATCTGCTCTAGCGGCTTCTGCGTTTTCGCTGGCCTCCTGCATTGGAGAGGAGAGCCCAGCAACACCACCGCCCAGTATGCCTCCACCAAGCGCGCCAAGACCCGCCGCCTGACCGACGCCCTCAAAAGTTTCCCGCGTTGGGTCAATAGGCTGTACGGCAATGTTTCCTGCAATCTGACCGCCGCCTTCTTCAAGCGTCTCTTGCAGTGACTCGCTACCGGCGCCCTTCAGAGCGCGAGAGAAAAATCCATCGCCTTTAACGCCGCCTCTGGCTAGGCTTCTTTCGATAGTGTTCGGCAAAACACCAGCAGTAACGCCAGATATAACTCCAGATATGCTGGCCGCTTTGCGCGAGGCATCAAGGGCGATCTCATTCTTTGCTTCTTCTCTACCCACTTGGTCTGATAAAGCAATGAAGTCTGCGTTTTGATTCCAGATATCATCCGGCAATGCCTTGAGGTCGTCGAACACACTCCCGCCAACATCGCCAGCTTGCAGTGCGCCGCCAGTAACCACACCGGCTCCAGCGCCAACTCTTGCAGATTTCGTTAGAAGAGATGCCCCCTTCGCAACAGCACCTCCGGGTACTGCCATTGGAGCCTGCTCAAGAACAAAGTTACCAAGTAGATCAAGATCGCTAATAGTTCCCCAAACAGCCTCGCCTGCCTTTGCAAGCTGACCATCAGCAGAGTCAATGCGAGCTTGAAGATCGGCCTGCTTCTGCAAAAGCTCGTCAGTCTTAAATTGCTCGTAAAACTCACGTCCACGCTCCGCTTGGCGAGTGGCCATATTGTCCATATCGCCAGATACAAGACCATACAGACTACCCACAGAACCAAGGAGATTGTTTGCGCCTATACCGAATGATGCAAAAATATTGCTTTTAAAGGGCTCGGGCTCAGGCTGAGCTTCAAATTCGTCAAAGAACCCGCCATAAGGGCTGTTGCTAGATGGTCCGTCGAACTCATCAAAAAAACCGCCGTACTTGGCCATCAATTGCCCCCTAATGCATTTTCCCTATACCAATCTGGATACATAGCCTTAAACTTTTCTACTTGAGCAGGAGGGAACTTGTTGAGCTTGATCCGCTCCCATATATTGGCGGGTGACGAGCTATCAACCTCAAGCGATGTCATCACTTGGCCTGTCAGGGCATCAAGCCGAGCAAAGTCGTTGGAAAACATAGGATCATCTCTCGATGCCGCTTGACTGATAAGGCTTCGGTTAAGCTCGGTATAAGCTTTGAGCAAGTTATTGACTCTATTGTCACTAACGTCAATTGAGCCCTTGCTTTTAAGCTCGCCCCCCTCAAGAACATAAACGTTGCCGTTAGCGTCCACCTGCATACCTGAGAGTCGCGCATCGCGAGCCAATTCCGCTTGGTCAGACTGAAATTCCTGAGAAGAAGCTCTTTCGCTAGTCTGAAACCCTTGGCGAGCCTCTCTTTCTGAAGTTTGGAAAGCACGATTTTCTTGAGCAAGGTCTCGTTGAAATTGCTGATTTACCTGTCTGTCCGCAACAGCATCAGCTCTAGAGCGCGCATACTCCTTATCGCGAATAGCTTGCAGGCGAGCCTCTCGCTTCTCTTCGATGGCCTCGCTGAATAGCGTTTGCCCGTATTGAGTAATGCCCTTCCCAAGCCCTCCAAGGGCGCCTAGCAATCCCAAGCTCATGCCATCACCTCGCCTTCTTCCATCTCTTCATCTTCATCAGGAACGCTATCTAACTGAGTATCGAAGTCATCTGGAAGCTGTTCAGAAACCATATCTACTTCGTTGTCATCGACCTGACCCATAGCGGCGGCAAGCTCGGTAGGATCTATGCCGTTGTCTTCTGCATAGATAAGGACCATCTCTTGCATTGCCTTTGATGCGGTCGGGCCATCGACCTGCATACCTGTTGCTTCAGCAACAGTCAGGATTTCGCCGAGAGTCATAATCCCAAGGACGGAAAGGTTTTCCTCGCGAATCTCCCCGCCTGTCTCTGTGTCAGCAGACTGAGCAAGCTTGTAGGCCAACATAGCAATCATCTGGGGAACTGCGGTAGGTGTACCGTCGAAAGTCTTGGCGATCTGGGTAGCCATATCGTCCTCGTAAAGGCGTTTGCCTACGAACTCGATGGCTTTTGTGAGAGCCTCGTCGCCTAAACCTTCCGGGTCGCTTGATGCCTTCATTGTCGCCTCTGGCGACATTTCCTTTTCTTCTGAGCCTGCTTGCTCAATTAGTCCTTTCATTTCCTATCTCCTAGCCCAATACGCCTTGCGCTCTGCGGCCAAAGTTTGGCATTCCTGAATTAGGTCCACTCACTGGCTGGGTAGACTCTGAGCCCATAACCTCATATCGCCGCGATTCCGGATTCCAACGAACCTGCGGAATATAAGACCCAATGTTGAGCCCGTATCGCTCCAGCTCCTCATCGCGAAGCTGTTGCTCTCTTCGGTACATATCCTCCTGAGCGCGACCCTGAGCATACCCAGAAAGCATTTGTCCTCCGGTCATAATTGCCGCCGCGCCGCCAGTTGAGTTCCAGAAGCCTCCAGCCGCTGGAGCACTAGCGCCTGCGCCACTTAGCAAACCTTGACTTGCAAGTGTTTGGGATGCCCCAGCACCAGCCCCCGCTCCTGCCGCAAGACTACCGCCGCCTGCGTTAGCGCCCGCAGAGCCAGCAAGTTGTGACGATTGAGTAACAGCAGACGACTGTGCCGCCCCCGTTGTCTGCCCAAGTGCGTTGGTTCCGAGACTGGACTGACCGCCAACGGTGCTAAATCCACCCCCTGCGGCAGTCGCCGCATTTGCCGCATTTGCCGCCGCAACAGCACCTTGCCCCGCACCGTATGCGCCAGTGATACCGCCTGAACGGATTGACCCTGCCGCCGCAAAGTTACCACCTGCCGCCGCTGACGCCGCACCAGTAACGCCAGCCCACGCGCCTTTAACGCCAGCAACAGCACCTTTAAACGCCCCGCTGAGAGACCCCATAAAGCCCGTTCCGGCGGAGGCACCTCCCATAGCCCCCATAAGCGCCGCACCTCCAAAGTAAACAAGTGCCGCAGTAGCAACGACCTTTAAGATCTTGCTTTTCTTAATCGCCTTCCAAGCCTTAGAGACGCCTTTCTTAATGCCCTTGACTACCTTCTTGATGCCTCGGGTAACCTTCTTAACAACCTTGCTCATTGCATTCCCCTCACATAGGAACAATTCATACTTAGACGCGAAAAGCCTATGCGCCCCAAAAAATTAATAAGACGAGGATCGGCGTTTGGCTCAAGCTCCATTACAGCCACCTTGATGACTGGCCTAGACTTAATCCATCTACCAAGCTCACGAAGTAGTTTGATGCCCTCACCCGGCACCCTTGTGTAGTACAACATAACCGAACACTGCTGGCGCTCATACCAAAACGATCTTTCACTCATAGCGCCAACTGCGGCAACCACCTTACCGTCTATCTCAGACACCCAGACAAAGTGCTGATTGCTAGATACCGCCTCCTTGATCGTATCCTTAATCGAGTCAGGATCAACGCGAACGGGAAGCGGATCTATCGACACAGACTCAACCGCTATATCAGCGATTGCCGCTATATCAGAAAGAGTTGCTGGCCTAATCATTAGGGAATTTGATCCTCACCTCTGTCATTTTGATCGCCAACAGGGATAGTGGTTATGTAGTTGCCATCTTGGTCGTAGATGTCACCCGTGTCAGGGTCTAACCAGTTGCCGTTTTGGTATTGCTGGTAGCTAGAGGGGGGCGTCCACGTAGATTCATCATCATTGCCGCCATCGTCGTTACCACCATCGTCGTTACCACCATCATCATTGCCACCATCATCATTGCCGCCGTCGTC